GGGAAACATGATACAGGATTATTAGATTAAAAGTCAATAAAAAATTTTCGCGCATAAGTATAAATGACCGCATGTGCGCGTATAACACAAAAAATTCGTTCTGTCAAGTCGAATTTCACAAAACAATCGCACATTTTATCATAACTGATAGAAAAAATCAATAGGCCAGATTTTGTATAAAAATCAATGACTTGGGATCAGATATACGTCAGAACTGACGTACAGACCCCCATTTTTCCTAGGAAAAAACTGATGTTTACCTGACGTGTGACCGATGCATGACGTATGCATGACGTATTTGAAATTAAGAAAAAAGGGGCAAAATGCCCCTTTTCTTTTATTACTTGATTCCCATCTGTTTTCTGCGCCTCATAGCCTTCTTGCGTTTTCTAACAGCCCTCTTCACAGAAGACGGGTTCCTCTTCTTGGTTCTTGTTGTTTTTCTTGCTCTTCGTTTCAATTCTGCTCTAGACATTCCGGTTGTCTGGACTGCTCTTCTTTTTCTAATCTCCCTAGATTTTACTCTAGTAACTTGGCCTTTTGCAGATACTCTTTTCTTTAGCTGTTCAGCAATAACTTCAATGTCTTCATCGGAAAGTTCAAGTTCTTCTTGCAACTTATCTAGACTGCCATCACAACTGTTAAGAAAAAACTCAAAAACAAGATCATCAATTTCATCAAGTTCGGTATAAGCCTCTTCGAGTAATTCTAAAAACATGCTCTTTCTCCTAAGATACATGTTTATTTATAGAAATTTTACACCTTAACGTAGAAAATGTCAACCACTTCAGACTTTAAAGTTTCGAGATCTTTAGATTTATCCTCTAAGAAACTATCAATTGCTTTCTTTAGTTTAACGTTATCTTCCACACCATCGTCAACCTTAACATAAGTTCCATCCTTATATCCATTATTTTGACGGATCTGGTTTAATACGTACTTAGCAGTGTAGACAGCAGATAACTCTTCTGACGTTATATCTATAATGGAACAAATATACTCAAGAATATCTTGAACGTGGAATTCAATGTTATTTGCACCGGGCATATATGGTTCAATCACATCACATGTTCTAAAGATGTTGACGAAAACATTGGAGTCAACTTTGTTTCCATTAAGAAGAGTAGGTGGTTGAAATTCATCAAATTCAATATACGACTCACATGGATTTCTATGCTCTACGATTGCTGCGATTGATAAAGCAAAGTGAATAATATCAATAATTTCAATCTTAATATTATGAATATCAACTTCCCCTTCAGGTGCCTTTTTCCACCATTTATAATGAACATTACTACCTAACAATTCAGACATTTCGTCAATGATTTGCATCATAAAATCATCTTTAGTTCTTTCATTCATCCAATTAGGATTGATAAGACTATTTAAATCCGACTGCATCTGGACCATTTGGTTTACAGTCAGTTCCCTCATTTTTCTATCACTCATACTTTTCTCCACTTTCCATTTTTAATAGTAACTATTGACCTCTTACCATTTGGATATGTAATGATGTTTGAATGACTCCAAGCATCAGCACCTTTATTATACTTCATATCCAAATTACCTAACACACCAGCAGTGTAAACACCATCTTTAATGGATGCTGCATGACTATGACCAACATTCATTCTAGAGTTTAGTTTCCTAAAGGCGTTTGTAGACCCTCTTGCACCATTGATGCCTAAATGTCCATGCCACCCACATTCTATACCATTTCCAGTTTCATTACAAATCCTAAACGATTCATCTTCTACAAGAAACTGTATATCATTTATATCTTGTTTTGGGAACAGACACTTAATTGCCATTTCCAATATAGAATACTTAGATACACCCTCATTCATCAACATATATGTTTCTAATTGTAGTTTAAGAAATGTAATAGCATTGGCCGGATCTTTCTTATAATCAGCATTCAATAACCATTTTTTGATTGCAAGATCATGATTACTTTCAACAACAACGATCTTTGAAAATGGTCTCTTCATTTCATAAAGAAAGTTAGCAACCATCTCAATATCATCAGCAACATATTCACGATCATTCAACCATTGTTTAAAACGAATGTATGGATTATCAATTGTATGATGGTTTCTACTATTAAAATCTAAAACATCATGCACAAATTGGTACTTAGGTTTCAGTATATCCAACATACACACTTGGGGATGATTACCAAACCCCTTATCATTTAGAAAACTGGCACCACACGCCAAAATGTTAGCTTGTTCAACATGAATATCCCCATAATTAATAGCTTCGATATTGACATTTTCAGTGATCGTTCCATTTGGGTGATAGACAGTAGTTAAATCCTGAAAAGAGCCATCATCAGAAGAAACCAACTGTCTAACGAACCAATCACCATCTTTATCAACTTCAACTACAAGCGCAGAGAATACGTGATGGAAGGATGCTTTTTGTCCTTCCTTTTGTTCAATGTAATTTCTCAGTGTACAGGTTCCGGTAGTGTACATGAATTTACATGGGTCTGTTTTGAATGTTGGAACAGACTCCATCTGAAGTTTTGCATGAGGAATAATAGAACTATCATTCATTGTATAGCTTTGCAGCCCGGAAAGGGGATTAACAGCGGTAGGGAGAATATTAAGCTCACCGTTCCATACTAATCCGTCAGCAATACGTATCTTTTCATTTCTGATGTATGGGGTGATTAATGGATCGTACCAAACACCATTACTGTCTTTAGAAAGATTTTGAAATTTGTTTTTATTATAGGTATATGTACCAACAATCAACTGTGCGTTTCTTCTTTCACAATAGTTTTTAATTGAATTGAAGAAAGAATTAAAGACATATGTGTTATTCTGTGCGCTAGTGAGAACAAACAACTCACCTGACAGTTTCTTCATCTTATGATCTGGATGCTCAACAGTCCCCTTTGCAAAAGGTTTTTCGTTATATCCAATCCAGAAATCTCCATATGTCCTTCCTGCAAGGAAGTCAGAAACAGTAGTTTTTGATATGTTGAGAATTTTTGCAATAGATCTAGTAGAGAATCCTTCCGCTTGAAGCCTTAATACTTCTAACTTAATGTTATCATCATTTAACGGGTATTTGTTTTCAGACACGTTGCCTCCTTATATACCAATTGTTAATTGTTTTGCTGCTCTAGTAGTAGCAGTGTATCTAAACTTTTGTTGATCTAAGAAAAATGACACATCTTCATCGATGAATAGAACTCTATCGAAAGTGCTTCCTTGAGATTTATGTACAGTTGCTGCATATCCAAAAACGGCTCGTAGTTCTTCTGGCGATCTTTTAACATCATCTGGTATATTCTCTGTCCAGCAATCATGTCTGATATCAGCAGTAACATATTTCTTAACATCACTATCTAGACTCAAAAGCCTATATGAACCTTTCTTATCACCACCACCAAAGACAGCAACAACTTCATAAAGCTCACCATTATATATCCTGACGTTATTAATAATTGTGTTTTCGGTTGCCATGATACGTTCACCAATATCAGGATATGGTTTTGTATAATTTTTAGCTCTACGTACAAGGGTATTTAGATACCTTCTAGTTTTATTGGTTCCACATAAAATGATATCAAATTCATTTTCTTCATAAAATGAAACGTTTCTTAAAAGACTTTTTGGTTTTATAGAAAGCCCTTCACCAACACGCCTTGGTATAGTGTTATGTTCTCTAAGATGTTCTGTAATAGAAACAATACCATCAAGACCGTTGCCAATTCTCCTATTGATTTTAAGTTCACATGTTTCATGATCTAATAACATCGCATTAAAACCAGTGTTATCAATAGGTGGTAATTGAGAATGATCCCCGATATAAAAAACCGGAACTCCTAGATAACATATTTCATCATGTATCTCTTTTGGAAGCATACTGGATTCATCAACAAAAAGACCATCTTCACACTCTAAACGAACATTTTGAATAGGTCTTTTAACCCATCCTTTTAAATTCCCATTTTCATCTAAAATAGGATCAAAAAATATAGAATGAAGGGTTCTTCCGGTGTAACTAACACCATTTGCGTCATATCTTAAATGTGCTGCTGCTCTACCAGTAAAAGAGCTTAATTGAAAATTTCTTTTACCAGAAAGGTAAAGATCAGATGCAACTTCTCTAACTACAGTGGTTTTCCCACAACCAGCAGGGGCCTTAAAAATCATAAACTTAGAATGATTTATTTCACATTTTGTATTAAAAGCAAATGCAGAGAGTCTAGCATATGCTAGCTTTTGTTCATCAAATAGATTTTGCACACTCATTGCTAATAGAATCTCCTTTTTTAAAAGTATACCAGATACTATAGAAAAAAGAAAGCCCCCAAAAGGGGGCTTTTCTATTAAATATCAGACTTTTTAGGTCTTCCTCTACGTTTTGGTGGTTCTTCTGAAGTCACTACAGAAGCTTCCTTTTCACGAATCGAGGCAACACTATTTGGTGTGTCAGAATCATTAATACGCTGATTAATAACAGCCTCTGGTTCATTTTTCTTAGGAATACGTACCCCTTTATTTTCTTCATTTTCAATCATAACCTGAATAATGTTATCATACACAACAAGTGCATTGCGTCCATTATCAAGTTTGGTTTCTTTCATAACTTCCAACATAGAACGTTTTGTCTTCTTAGAAACATTTTCCATATCAACCAAACGTGTATAGTCTACACGATGGAGGGTCTTGACAGGAATATAAACAAGGCGATCTTCACCTTCAGCGAGAACGAAAACCCGCTGTGTCTTACCATTAATTTTTACATCACGCATTAATTTTCTCCTTTTATTTTAGATCTTTATTTATAATTACATTTCAACCAATTTACCGTTATCTACAGTATATTCAGTTTCTTCACCGTTATGTTTGGTTAACATAAACCATTGATATTTACCAGTTCTAGCAACTCTTGCTAGTTCACGAACATCTTTAACGGTAAATTCTTCAACTTTATAATTTCTGCCCGGTGCATCTGTTGCAGCGACAACTTTCATCGCTTCTTCGACAACTTCTTCCTTTCTTTTAGCTTTTTTTTCCTTTATTTCTTCCTTATCATCGTCGTCATCGTCGTCATCGTCGTCATCGTCGTCATCGTCGTCATCATCATTTTCTTCTTCTTCTTTTACTTTCTTTTTCTTAGAATACTTTTTCTTCTCAGACAACTTTTTAGAACCCTTCTTACCTTCAACAGCATCATCCTCTTCTTCATCGGATTCCTCCTCGTTGACAGTGGAAACTTTCTCATTTAGTTTTTGTTCAAGTAATTCAGAAAACTTTTTAGACACAGTTTCCTTCACACTTTCTTCAAGGTTTGTTAGATATTCATTACTCATTGGATAAATTCTCCTGATGTTTTAATTATTTAGTAAAAAAAATAGGTTCACACTTGAGTATTCTACCCTTGTAGTCAAGTATGTTTGAGAACTCTTTCAGTGAATGGTCTGAAAAGAATTTTACATTTTTCAGCTCAGAAAAAGTTCCAGTCTCACATGTATTTATAGCTTCAATGATGCTCTTACGTATGTCTTCTGGCTGCTTGTTTAGGTCAATTAAAGAAGAATTAAACTCATATAAATCTTTAACAACACTGCCGTCCTTTAAATGTGTCTCCAAGATATTCAACATAACCATACTATCTTTCCATGCTTCTTCAAGTTTAGTTTTCTTAATCCTTGGATAAGCACTCCTGATATTATCATTTCGATCACCTCTAATACATTTTTCGAAGAGATCAAATTTAGGATCTGTGCTTGTTCTCCATGTTTTTTGTGCAATACTATAAAGAGAGGTTCTATCATCAATAAGCTGTATAAAGTCTCTATCTGAAGATAATATAATATTATTAACTCCGATAGATTCCTGCGCCCAAACAGCAATTATATCATCCGCTTCTGTTCTAGGGACTTCCAAAACATAAGATTTTGTACATTCTCTAAAGAATTTTTTAATTATTTCAGTAGATTGAAGAACTTCTTCATAATATATATCTTCATCAGTTGTGCTACTTGCTTTATATTCTGGATATATATCTTTTCTCCAAACATTCTTACTATCACACGCAATAACAATGGAGTCCACGTTATTGGTATAAGAAAAATTTATAATAGACATTAAAATTTCTTTAAAGAGAAACTTATCCACATTTTCTTCTTTTTGACGTATACTAGCAGGTGTTTTGACTGTTGCGTGACGTATAGTGAACGCTAGATTATTCAAATCTACAATTAAATTGGTATACATTTGTTTCTCCTTTATTTTTCTATTGGCGCAGAGAAGGATTCGATAATTTGATCGACAGCTTCATCTACAATTGTTATTAATGCTAATTGGGTAGCAAACTTGTGATTTTCATCACCATCTTTGATATAACCCATTTCAATCATCTTTTCATGGGATTCTGTATTAACTCTAACTACGGGGGTTACTTGAGTTAAATCTTTAGAAATAACGAATTTCACACTATTTTCATCACTATCATTTAGCTTGTTAAGTAAGCTATCATACTGTTCTTTAATTAACTTAAGATCTACAGATTGATTTTCATAAGCATCTGACAGTGCCGTATGTGACTGTTTTTCTTCTTCAAGTTCTTTTTCTAACTGAGTAATACGCTCTTTAAATTGATTATAAGTTTTTGTTTTCAATAGCTTAATCATATGATACTCCTTTTTACATCATATTTAGATGTAATTTAACGGTTAAAGTTTAACATATTTTAAAGGCAAAAAAAAGCCCCCAAGAAGGGGGCTTTTTCAACGTTAGTTACTAGATTAGACGTTCTTGAAACCAAGTTCGATATCAGCAACGTTTGCACGGGCATAGTAGTCCGCAGAGTTACCAAGAGAGGTAGCAGTATCAGTGAACTTCTGCAACGCATAGCGTGTACGAAGCATGATTCTGTGGTCACCAGTCTCAGGGTTACGAACAACACCGCTGGAGCTAAGGCCGATATATGGGCAGTAGAAGAACCCGGTATCAAGTTCACTACCCTTATAACCCATAAGGGCATAATCGGTTTCAGCATATGGGTCAACAAAGACATTGACGTTATTACCGAAGGTACCAACGAAAAGAGTAGAACCAATGTTAAGCTCACCGTTGTTAGCAGCAGAGAATCGAGTTACAGGTTCAAAGGTGCTGTTAGCAGCATTCTTAAGACCAGTAAAGACCTTCTGAGAAACAACCATCCAAGTTGCACCACTCTTACGAGTCCTCATTGCGATTTCAGCAGAGAGGTTATCAAGAGCAATGTTCATTGCAGCAAGCTTTTCACCAGCATAGCGACCATCAATGTTTGCAAAGTCGAAAGCAACTGGGGTACCAGCAAGAGAGTTCAATTCACCAAGAAGCTCACGGTCGATTTCACGGATGATTTCATCGCCAAGAGTCTGAGAAAGTTCAGTTTCAATGTCGAGTCCATCAAGAGCCTGAAGATCATCAGCGGCTTCGAGGGAGTAAGCTGCGCTCAACTTACGGGACATGGTTTCAACGGCCTGAGTTACAACTTCAAGATCCATTGGCTTACCACGGTTACCTTCAAGGTAAACAGTCTGCTGGAATGGATCAAGAGCGTCAACATCTTCGTAATAACCACCAAGAACAAGCTTGGAGTACTTATCGAAAACAACCTGACCGGATGCTTCAGTACCAGCAGCAACAACTACGTTTTCATCAGTAGAGTTATCTTCAGTAGTCTGAGAATAACGCATTCTGATTGTACGAACGATACCGCGAGGACCGTTAAGTGGCTGAACACCAACAAGTTCCATAGCCAAGAGAGCAGGCATTGCGCGACGAATCAATGGCATAAAGAGCATGTCGTAGCGGCTGATGTTAGATGTAACAGTAGAACCCGGTGCAGTAGATTCAGCTACTACAACAAAGTTGTTAGCTTCTTCACTGATGGCTTCAATGTTAGCTTTGTGGGAGTTCTCCATGATCTTGCCGAGCATTTTACCCTGCTTCTCATTAAGACCTTCTAAAAGAGCGTCTTTATATTCGCCCCAATTTGTGTACTTATTACTCATTTTCAAAATCTCCTAGATTGAATATCACAATTTTATTTATAAAAAACGATAAAAATTAATTATTTACCGCGAGCAAATTTAATTGAACGCTCTAACTTAGAAAGAACGCCATTATCAATTTCTTTGTCCTGATTAGGAGTCTCTTCAACGTTTTCCATCACAACCTTACCGGAGACTTCTTTCTTCTCATCGGTATTAGATTCAGAAACAACTTTTTCCTTTTCATCGCTTTCAACTTCTTCTACAAGAAGACCACGAATGCTTTCGAACTTAGAATCAAGTTTCTCGGTAGGAACAGATTCTAAAATAGTTCTAGCAACATCACGCTTCTTACCAGAGAAGTTTTCAAGAAGTTCATTCAACTTCTTTTCATGCTTCAAAGCATCAAGTTCCTTCTTAGCTTCTGCAAGCTGATCATGAATATTAATGTCATTACCGCCAAATAATTTAGCGTAAACGTCAGCAAAAGATTCATAAACAGACATGACGAATTCATGCTTCTTAGCAGTTTCAATGTCATTTTTAAGTTCATCGATCTCTTCAGCTACCATTTCGGCAACGAGAACATTAATTTTCTCTTCCTGCTTTTCAGCATAAGATTCCTTGAATTCCTGAAGTTTTTCAGCATACTGAACTTCGAGAGTTCTAGCATGGTTAACTTCTTCAGCGATAGCTTCAAGTTCGTTTGCAACAGATTCTTCAACCAGCTTACTAACTGTTTCTGCAATCTCTGCCTTTGCTTCAACTAACTTAGCTTCATAGGCGAGATTTAATTCTTCTTCCTTCGCTTTAACTGCTGTATCGAAAGCTTCCTGTAGAACTTCTTTCGTTTCATCGGTTAAAACAGAAGCTTCAAAAAGTTTTTTAAGATCACTCATTTTTGTCTCCTGATATATCTTCAACAATCTTATTTATAAATCTATGAAAGTTATGAATTAAAAATCAACGACTTCTAAGCGAGTCGATAAATTTCTTCATTTCTTTCTGGAAATACTTCTGTGCCAGTTGGTCATGAATAACCGCTTCAGCAAGGTCTTCAACAACTCCACCATACTTATACATTTCAAGTTGTTCTCTGATGGTTTCTGGATACGCAGAACGACAGCTTGGTGTAGCAACTGCATCAACAGTTCTAAGGTTAAAGTTAGAAACTTCGCCAGTTGATTCGTTGATCTGCCCGGAACCTCTAGTAGAAACACCAACTTTAATATCAGATTCAATCAATGCTTTAAGAATTTGGCCTTTAGGATGTGCTTCAATAATCTCAGCTTTACCATACGCTTTATTTCCTTCCATCCACATTTCAGTAATCTTATGAGATACATTTTCAAGCTTAATTTCTAATGTAGATGGGTGATCAAGCTCACCGAGGACATAATTACCAGAAGATGCAGCTTCCATAATCTTAGCAACCTGAGACTTCATTTCGTCAAGTTTATAGGTTCTGCCATTCTGATTTTTGGTATTAGCTTCAGCAAAAACACCTTTAAGGTAAAGTTTTTTACCTTCTCTAGCGGATTCGGTGATAATACCTTCAAATCTTTCTTCAATAAGAATCATTTCAAAAACTCCAATTATATTATCTATTTACTATATTTTTCTTGAAATGATATCTATGTACTCACTAACTTCAGATTTAAAGTAGTCTTCATCAAAAGGAGTATCATAATCAAAATCAAAATCAGGCCACGATGTAGAATCTAAAGATATAGCTTCTATTATCTCTCCATCACGGGTATTTCTAAAATATTCATGTACAAGACCATTTAAATCAAATTCAACATCATATGATTCTCTGTTTTCGTAATAAACCCAATTCACAAAAACGTCAGATGAATCAAATCTAAAATAGCCACCATCTTCAAAATCTACAGAAAAATAACTTTCTTCCGGCCCTTCTTCTAAATAATCATTAACCGCACTTTCTAATTCTTTAATTAAACTACTCTCACGAGCAGATATATAAAAGTTCCTGATATCATCAATAAATTCATCATCATTTTCCATTATAAGTTCGATAGCAGAATGAAAATCATTAACTTCGTCAACTAAGTCATATTGTAAATCTTCTTCATCTAAAAAGCTATTTGCGTATTGGATTAAAATATTATCTTGCTCTAATGTTGTTGCACTGTGTAACGCATTAATTACATCATGTTCACCACTATCGTAATAAGAAATATATCTATCAAAATAATTATCACCGTTTATTACATTTAAAACCTCAGACGGAAAACTACCAGAAACTTCATTTAGTTCAACATAAATTACTGGTGGATCAGTTTCAGTTACATTACTCATAGTCAATTTTTGCATAAACACACTTTTTACATGAGAATCTATACCAAATCGATCCAAATAATCATTAATTTCCATAAGTTTTGGTTTCTGTTGAACTAATGATTCCCAATTTGGCAAATCAGTTATTTTGAAGTTACTTTCAGGCATATATCCACCACCTAAAAGTCCTTCAATTTCATTGGACATAATTAATGGAACAATATACTTATGATATCTGTCGGCTGGTTTATCATTTCCCCTACCTTTCATTTCACCAAACATTTTAATATCTTTATGAAGAATGAATGTGCAAACTGGTCGGACAAAAATATCACCATTTACATTTTTCTTCTCTCTCAAAGAATAGATAGTTTGGTTTGGATCATCTGCGCTTGGAGCATTCCCACAATGTCCCATAGCACCACCTTCTGCATCACAAGAGGCATTTTCTAAATCATACCAAGCAAAACCATCACCAAAATCCATCACAACTTTTTCATTACCGAAGGGTATCCATTGTGCATCATCACCAATTTCTTCTTTCCATTCTTGTTCATATTGCTCAAAAATTTTAAGGTAATTCTTAGGATTTTCATATGGAGCAACCCGATAGTCTTGTATTTTTTTAACTGGAAGAGATATGTAATGATTTATTTGATCTATAAGGTCTATAGGTGGTTTGTAAATTAGACCTACTCTTCTAGTATACTCTTCATACATTTTAGCAGCTTTAATACTCAATCTAGCATGATTTATACTAGCTTGAACCATTTTATTATTGGAATTTAAAATATCGGGGTCATTTAAAAGATCTTTCATATCTTCAACATATTCACTAATTACTATACGGTTCGGTAGATTAGATACAAGATGATTTAATATATCAAATAATAAAAATGCACGGGTATAGAGCAATATGTTGATTTTTAAATCCGCCCGTGGAAGTTCTTTAATTTCAAAAAGAATTGTTTCCATCGCTTTTTTATTATAAGGTATGTTATATAGTTTATGAATATCAATTATACTATCATACAGATCATATACAATTTGCATAATACTATCGTAATTGATGCTTTCTGTAAGAACAGTTTCAAATAAGTTTTTAAGTTTCATTTTTCTTCTTTCTTTTCTGGTGGCGGCTGATACGGGATAGGAGTTCTCGTCCTAATAACTTCATCACTGTTAGGACGAGAGATGTTTTTAACTGTAGTAGATCCTTCTGAATCACTCACTTTTTCTTCTTCTCTTTACATTCTTCTTTTACAGGAAGAACACGTTCTTTAATAGCACTCTGAACTTTTTCACGAATCTTCTGTTTTAACTCGTCATTGTTACTCATTTTCTATCTCCTTGTTTGCTTTTAATATTTATTGATAATAAAAAACCCCAATCAAGGGGCTTTTATAGTTAACTTATATTTGATTGATCCACTATCATATATTTGATAGTACCCGTGATTTAACATGTTCTCCTTCTCTGTTAGAGAAGGATCAAAATTTTCAAGGATATGTGGAAGTTTATGTTTCATAAACTTTTCTCTTCTAATTCTAGGCCCAATCCCTTTATAAGTATAGAAGTAGTTCGGTGGTGTAATATAACTCATTTTAAAACCATTCTGCTCATATACATTACCATGACTGTAATCAAGATGTGCAAATGTAATGATTTCTTCACATGGTGTTTTTCTTTTGAAATAAGTTAATAATTTACTGAAACCACCAATAACTCTTTTGGATGTGGAAAAACGAACAAGATCATACACCTGATCTTTTATTTTCTTAAAAGACATTGCAGCCACAATCTCACCATCATGATATAAGCATATATTAATATTGGCTTTTATAGCACCTTGGATATGAGTTTTTTTGTAAAACTCACTAACTTCTTTTGATGTTGTTTCTATAACATCACACTGTCTGGCATAGACTTTATTAGATAATAATCCTAATTTTGATTTAATCTTATTTTCTATAATAGTTCTTTTATTGTCATCTACCCAATCATCTTCCCATACATGAATCAATTGTATACCATTATCCATACATGAAAGTGATTTTTGTTGATGGTAATTCTTATCAAGATTTTCAGTTGAATGCCAATATAAACCATTGATTTCAATACCAATATTTTTATCTTTAATAAAGAAATCAAGTTCCTTACCATTAAGAATTTTCCTATTACCCCTTTCATATTGGATGTTTAGTGTATCTAAGAATTTAGCTAGACTAGCTTCTAGATACGATTCATTTGATCGAATAGGTATTCCAAACGTTTTCGCATTCTTATAAAGAATGTTTGGATAAAGATCATATTCTAAACATATCTGTATAATGTTATTATCAAAACACTCCAATAGTTTTTCAAATTCTGTTTTTGAACTAAGAGCCAGTTTAATATCAGAGTGAAGGTGTTTCTGATTTGGGTGTCTACACCCATATACATCTAACGATTTGGTTGTTTTCTTTTCTTTTGTTTTCTGTTTATCATGCTCACTTCGATTTATAAAACTATCCTGAGCTTTCTGTCTTATATCCTTATTAAGAAGAGGGTTATCCACGCCATATCTTTGATTGTTTGTTTGTTTAATCTTTTTTTGTATATCAGGTGATTCTAAAACACTATCATACCCATACTTCTCATTATTAGTTTGTTTTATTTTATCTTTGACTGTTTTTGCTTTACTGACCCATGTTCCATACTTTGTGTTAAACGTATCTATTCGTTTTCTTTTGATCTCTTTTGCAGATGAAACATTTTCTACACCATACCGCTCTAAATTTGTATCTTTTATTCTTTTTTTAATGGTTTCAGACCGATTTGGGTTATCAACACCATAATTCTTTATCAAAGTTTCAACTTTTTTGTTTTTTATATTCTCATTTTTTGAAAGACATTCAGCACTACAAAACATATTGAACTGTTCCTTCATGAATGGCTTTCCGGTTTTATCATTTCGATTTGTCTTAGTAATAGGTGTATTACATGTTTTACATTTTGGAAAATCAGTTATTCCATAATAAAATATATGGAACATCATTGACAGAGATATGTCTGTTGTATTTGAATACCATTCACAGTAACTTTTAATTGAGGATATTATATCTGGATAATGTTTTTGGAACCATTTTACATTTTGTTCTTTATTATCATCAAGAATTTTTAAAATTTCTAACCTATTCATACTAAAAAATTCCTTAAATGTTTCAACATAATATACATTTTATCATTTATTTAAGGAAAAGAAAAGCCCCTCAAAGAGGGGCTTTTTCTAGTTTATATTTGATTGATCCGCTATCAAAAATTTGATAATAACCATGTTTCTCCATGTTCTCTCTTTCTGTTAGAGAAGGATCAAAGTCATCAAAAATATCATTAAGTTTATGTTTCATGAACTTTTCTCGCCTCTGTCTCTTTTCTTTGATTACATACCACATACCCGGTGGAGTAATACTTACTTTAGTAAATCCCGTTTTCTCATACAAATCTCCTTTACTGTAATCAAGATGTGCGTAAGTAATTATTTCCTTAAAAGGAATATTTCTTTCAAAGAACTTTAAAATCTTAGATAGACCCCCAACAACACTCTTCGATGTTGCATATCTAACAAGATCAAATTTTCCGTCTTCATTCAATTTCTTAATACCACAACAAGAAACAAGCGTTCCTTCACTAAATAATCCAATCCAATATGTTGCTGTTGTTTTTCCTTGAATGTGATGGTTATCTAAGAAATCGTGTGCTATGTGGTAATCTATAAAAGCAACCTCACATTTTCTAGCATATACTCGATCTTGAGACAGTCCTAGTTTAGCTTTAATCTTATTCTTAAGAATCTCCTTTTTGATAGGATTATTCCAATCATCTTCCCAAATATGGAGAGGGAGAATACCTAGTTCTATCAACCTTAGAGATTTGTTTTGATGATAGCCCTTATCATCTTTTACAGCCATTGAATGATAGTAGACTCCATTATATTCAATGGCTAACTTACATGATTCGATGTAGATGTCTACTGATTTTCTTTTATCTTCTGGATCAAAACGATAATGTCTCTCATAAGAAACACCCAATTCATCTAAAAATGAAATTATCTCTCTTTCACCTTTAGATTCAAACACAGGAACAATAGTAGAACCAAATTGTGATAATGATCTCTGAACACTTGACCGATGAATACCAAGAACTTTTGCTACCTCTCCCATATCTTTATATTTGTTATATAAAAATTCAAGTTCTTCCTTAGAACTTAAAATTCTTATTGTCTCTTCTGACATGTGTTTCTGTGTATGATTCTCAACACCATATTTTTCTAATGTCTTTTTTCTCCTATTTTCTAAAACAACTGAATCTCGCATCGGGTGCCCTTTTTCATAGTTAGCACTCCATGTAATTTTTTGTTTTTCTTTAAAATCTTCTGTACATACCCTCCATTTGCCATCTGCTGTCTTAAGGGACTTTTCTGCAATATAGGGGAGTTTCATTATGTTTGTTGTCCCATATTTTTTCATCAAAGATTCTTCATATTCTTTTCTTCCTTTTTCTGTCCTCATGTTATGGTTGCCATAACGATAAACTATGGTTTGAAATCCTTTTTCTCTAGCTTCTTTTGATTTTCTAGAACAGTCTTGTGAACAATAGTCACAAAAAACATAAGAATCATATTTCCTAATCCTATTAGGATTTTGTTTGATTTTACTGTGCTTATTACCGCATTCTTTACAGATTGGAAGGTTTTCTATATTTTCGATTAGGCAATGAAGTCTGAATGATGTTGTTGCTTTCTCAGGAAGGAATAAAGTTAAATCATATATAGACTTTTTAAGTTCTTTCAACTCTTTCGATCTCCCGAATTGTTTTCCTTCTGGATACCCTTTATCTTTGAGTTCTTTTAAGACTTCATCTTTGTTCACGTTAATTTCCTCTCTTTGTTATGTATATATTTAGCCAGCTAGAACAAAATTATATATAAAAAAATATAAGCAAAAGAAAAGCCCCTCAAAAGAGGGGCTTCCTATTAACATAATTTATTGATTATTAATCAATTAACCAAGCTGAACCCCAGTAGGAGTTATAATAGTTCTTACACGAATAAACTCAGCAGCACGAACCGGCTGAATATACACATCAACATACATCTGATTATTATCAATAACAAAAGGTGTATTAATCTCTTCAGAAGTATCTACATTGAATGCATATAACCCACCTCTCTGTTGAACATTCTCAAGGAATGCAGAGATAAGGAAATTGACTGCATCGCGTGTAGCAACATTGTTTGGTTGATGAACAAATGGACGAAGCGCCTGAGATACACGCTGATTGATCCAAAGAACAGAGTTAACAACATTAAATCTATCCAATGCACTAGCCTGAACTTGAAGAGTCTTCTGACCCCACACAACAGCACTAGCACCACCAATAGATGTAACAGGGTTAATACCATTACTGTAAAGAATGTCACGTTCACCGTCACTGAAGATCTTTGTAACACCAAGTGCATTAGGAATGATGCCACGCTGTAAACCAGCAGGTGCATCCCATCTTTCAGCAACTTCTACAGTGTTAACAAAAACAGCAGCAACATCGCCAGAAGGAGGAATAGTGACCTGAAGATCATTGTACTGATCATAAACCCTTAACCAACCACCGTAAAGACCAGCAAGGTGGGTATTCTGATTAAGTTCAGTTGTGCGATAAGCAACCATCTGATCAACATCATTAGATGTGTCTTGTGGAACATCTAAAATAGCAACAGCATCACCACGCTTCATAGCAGTATTGATCATTGCATTCTGGATTTCAGGAACCGCAAAACCTGCATTTATAAGAATGTTACCAAGAACTTCTTCAGGGTTCTCAAAATCTTCCCATGCACTAACAATATCACCGGAAGAAGGCATAACTGTATCATCAAGACCACCAGTGAATTCAACAACATCTGAAAGATTGATGGTGGTAACAATTAAAGGATCATCTTCTACACGGACATACATAGAGTTTCTATTAATAACATTTTCAATGAAGATATTAGCACCAAAACCGTTCTTAGCGTCTGGGTCACGGGATACCTGAAAATGTTCGACTTCTACATCATCGACATAAACGATAACCTGAAATATAGAATTATCACTTACGCCAATAACGGGTGCAAACCGAACTTCAAGTTCATTACCCCACGCACCCGGATTAGCAGCAGTAAATTCAAACATGTTATCAGTTGTGCTTCCAGATGAAGCTTCAGCATCATTAACAACACGCTTAACGGTTAAGATACCTGCTCTATTCAAGAAACGAAGGGCAGAATACATTGAAGGATTATCCCTTGAAGGAAGTCCATAAAGATCTATAAACTGCCTAGAAGAAGTGACGGTAGTAACTTCTAATGGACCTTTCTTTGAGGTGATTACAATAGCACCAGCTAAAACACCAGCACCACTTGTGACAAAAGATCTGTCATCAATGCTTGGATAAACACCCGGATTGTTTGGAAATGACATTATTTAATTCTCCTATAATTACTCGTCAGAAGTATTGGCTTTATTGGATGTTCTCTTAGGAGAAGCTTTCTGGCTTTCAATGATCACAATACCTTCCTGAATTCGTTTGACCTTCTTAGAAGTTTCGATTGTCTGCCCACGCATCAAGAACTGTGCAGAACCATCCTCAAAATAGATGGTTCTCATTTCCCTGCTTTTGTTACCGTACTTTACCATAAGATAAAAATTCTCCAATAAAGAAATCTACAATACTATTTATAATTACACCCTATTTACCTATACATAGAAAACTCTAATGAATCCTTATATTTAAGAGAATAAATACTTAAAATACGAGGTTCAAATCATGGCTAAAGATAAACACCCACTTGATGATGCTTTCAATGTAGATTCTGGCGACACGTTCAGAGATGATTTCAATGTTGTTGAAATCCCTGATGACCCAGAAGAAACATCATTGAATGATATAATCAGGCTTTCAATGGAAGCATACCGAGACCAAATGGCAATGATAGCTTTTATTGAACCTAAAAATAGATTAAAATTCTTAGAACTGTCTGAGAAATTTCTTAATCAAGCAAAAGACGCTATTTATAAGAGAGATCTACTAAGACAGAAGAAAAAACCAACAAAGAAAAAAGAAGAGTTACTTTTAGAAGAAGAACAGCCTACTGGCAGTGTAGATAGGAAATCTCTTTATGCTTTGAAAGGCGGTAAAAAATGAAAATTAATGAACTATTTATCTCAGAAGCGTTTTCTAGTGCTTATGATATTGTCGATTTACCTTTTTCAAATGGTTCTATTGAAAAAGCTTTCTATACTGACTCTGGAAAGAAGTATGTGATTTCATATCTATTCGAACCGTTCATGAGACAAGCACATAAAGAATTTTTGATGGGCCAATATCCAATATATGATAATGAATTTGTAGAAGGGTTGAATTCTTATCTAGATGTTAGTTTCTTTTTAGATGATGGCACCCGTTCAATTGGACAAACAAAATATGGTTATGATCCTGAAAAGGGTGGAGAATATACAGTAACAAATCCAGACGATAACCCAATGAAAATCTTTTCAACCGTAATGACTGATCTCAGACAAGCGGTTACTAAATGGAATCCAGATGTTATTACATTCGAAGGGGAAAGGAAGCTAGGGTCTTTATACACGGCAATGATCAAGAGATATCTTCCGGGACATTATGATTACGTTTATAAAGATGTTGGGAACGTAAGGAAATTTTTGATTTTTAAAATTAAATAAAAAACCCGAAAGTAGACAGGGGAATCTACATTCGGGTAAACAATGAGTAAAGGGAGGGGAAAACTCATTGCAATTATATTTAGAAAAAATGTTAAAAAATGAGTAAAAGGGGAAAATATGGGACAGTATAATATTGATGAAAGTGTTGTAAAAAAACCACAACACGACTTACCACTAACTGAATATGAACAAGAAGAATGGCTAAAGTGTGCTAATGATAAGTACTACTGGATGCGAACTTATGTATATGTTCAAAGTGGAAAAGGTAAACTATTATTTGATCCCAGAGACTATCAACAAAGAATCATAGATACATGTGAAGAGAATCGATTTGTTATTGGAGTGTCTGGAAGACAGTCAGGAAAAACAAGCTCTCTAGGTATTGATGTTTTACATGATTGTATATTTAACGAAGATTATAAAGTTGGTATCTCTTCATATAAACTTAAGAACGTCAAAGACTATATTGAACGTATTAAGTATGCTTATGAAAATCTTCCGTTTTGGATGAAACCACCCGTTATTGAATATAACCGCTTCAATATTCGGTTCTCTAATGCATCATCTATTATATCGGAAGTTACTAATGAATCCACATTCCGTGGTTTAACTCTTCAAAGAATCATCCTTGATGAATTTGCATTCGTCAAGCCAGATGTTGCTAATGAATTGTGGACTTCTCTTTTACCATCGATCTCTGCCGATGGTGAGAATGCAACAACACGCCTGAATATTATTTCAACACCAAATGGTACATCTGGTATCTTTCCTATGGTGTGGTTTGGTGCTAAATCAAAAAGTAATGGTTTTGCTGCTGTTGAAGTAAAATATGAAGAAGTACCGGGACGTACAGAAAAGTTCGAAAAAGACATGATCAAGAAAATGGGCCGTGAAAAGTTCGAGCAGGAGTTTAAAAATAAATTCATTTCAAACAAAGGAACTCTTATCAATTCTATGGTTCTTGAATCTATAACACCAAAAGATCCCGTAGAAGAATTTGGTGATCTTAGGATATATGTTTCTGACCTATCTGGTAGATGCCTTGCTATGGCTTGTGATGTTGGTGAGGGTATTGGACAAGATGATCATACTATTCAGATTGTTGATATTGACACTATGGAACAGGTAGCTGAATATAATAACAATATGATAAGCCAAACAATCTACACAAAAGAAATCATAAAGATCATGAAGTTTCTTTATAGTCGAAGAATAAGTGAATTATACTTTACAATTGAAAATAATGGGTTAGGTAGTGGTGTTTTAAGATTAATTGAAAATGCAAATGAGCCGGTTCTCGACAAAGCCGTATTCATAAGTGATGTAAATGAAGATGGATCACCATCAAAACGCCTTGGTATGTACACAACAAATAGAAGTAAACTTGCTGGATGCACACAGTTAAAGGATGTTATAGAGTTAGGAAAGTTGACTATCTACAGTGAATTGTTACTAACACAATTAAAATTTTTTATCAGGAAAGGTGCCAGTTATGAAGCTGAACGGGGTATGAAAGATGACCTTGTGATGCCTTTAGTTATTATGATGAATATGTTTAAACAGATCGCATTCTACAATGATAACACATATTCACTTATGAATGAGATTGATGATGAAATTGATGACGATGTTTGGGGGATTAGTTTTTAATCCCCCAAAATATCGATGATACGATGGCCGTCAGTATGTTCTTTATTTGTCTCTATAATAATTTTCATTAACCTATTCTTAATTTCATCAAACTCACTCCCAGAATATCTTTCATCTGTAGTCATCAACGCATAAGTATCTAATGCATCCTGTCGCATTTGATCGTTTTTATCTTTATACCATTTCACACTAACAAGAAGCTTATCAATTTTCTCATTAAGAACAATCTTTTCATTATGAGATGCTATTCGAATTGCTTCTATTTCTTGTTTATGAAGTTCAATTTCTTTACGATGTTCTGCACGTATAGAATCGAGTTCTTTACGTAGTCGCTGAATGTCGGCTGATAGGGATTGATACAATGTGATTTCCGTCGCCGTTTTTGTCGCTTCCAAATACTCTTTAGAGAAAGATGACCAGATCTTTCTCCCAAAGAACAAGATTAGTAAGATAAAACCTGCAACTCCACCAACTCCACCAAAGGTTAGTAAAAGTTGTAATAATTGTATTTCTAACATTCGATTTTATCCAGAAGTTCGTATTAAGATCCAAGAAGATACAAAAGCTAAAAATAGCTCAATGATTGATAATCCAGAATCTGCTGATGTAAAAATTAATACTACTAAAAACCATAAAAAGAATGTGTTAAATGAGACAAAAAACACATATCCTTTTTGTTTTATATTCAGGTTAAATGCTACAGATAGTAATTGAATAGCGCCCGTAGCAATCAATATAGAACCCCAAAATAAAGCTCCACCTAATAAACCAGTTATTATATCTACTGGAAACAAAAGAAAATATGTTCCTAGTAAAATTTGTAGAGAACCTGCAATGGTTCTAACCATCGCTAAATTACTCTTACACATGGTATATTTAGCGAAGTTCTTAATCTTTGAAAATATAAAAGTCATTTGTCTTTATACTTTTCTCTGGCTTCTTCTAACCATTGGTTAAATGTATCAACCTGAATCAAGCAATCTACGTAATCTGCTTCTAATGTATAAGAATAATTAAGGCGATCTCTTATAGAGACGCCTTCAAACTCTTCATATTTGCAATGAATATCTAAGACTGGATCTGGTAAAACATACTCTGTTTGTGGTGTGAAAACTCTAACGAGTGTTCCGCAACCCATCAGGGAGAAGCAAATCAAGACAATTATTGAACTCTTCATTATCATATTCATTTAAAATCCTCAACTTTTCATCTAACTGAGAAGATGCTTCTCTTCTCTGTCTTTCACGTTCCTGATAAAGAGCAATAACTCTACGATACTCTTGCTCTCTTTCTTGATAACGGTTCTGCCATTGTCTGACAGCAGTATCATATGCCGCTAAATCTGTAGCTTGCTGTGCAATAGTAGATAAACTATCTCTATAAAGATAGCCTAAACCACCAACAGCAAGAATTAAAGAAAGAACGACACCAGCAAAAATTTTACCAGAGAGCATTCTTCCTTTTAAGTTACCTAGAATCCTGATCATCTTCTATATCCCCTGTAATATTCTTAGAACGATTGGAAATCGTTCCTTCCCTCCATTTCCAAACACCTATAGCAACAGCAACAACACCATTTACTATACCATATACGACATTAAACTGTGTTGGATCAGTAGCAGTGAATGTCATATAAGTGGCAAAAGTAAACAATCCCAATAGCCAAAAAGCTATAATGATTGTAAAAATCATATGTTCTCTAAGAAATTTAATCATAACTATATTTACTCTTCTTCAATAACAATACTGAATACTTCATCTAATTGTTGTTCTGTGAATCCAGCAACTTGTGCCATCTGAACCAATGTCTCATTCATCCGTTCAAATGCAGATGCCTTCTCCCACATAATCTTTACTGCACGAGGAGTTGCTTCGTCGTACACAACTGCTTCCACCTGATCATATAGTCCCATCTGCTCTAGCCGAAGCATAAACTCCATAGCGGAGAGAGATGCTGAAGAGCGAAGGTCTTCAAGTGTTTGGTGATGTGGATCAAACCAAACTCCATCCACTCTGTACGAACCTTTTCCTAGTTCGCCAGCTTCAATCGTTTCCCGACCTTTTGGATCTACCCACCCCTCGTTAGCGTTAACCACATTGACCACTACATCACTTTCTATTATTGCAAGTCTCATATCAGATCACCTCTCGTTGTTATGTTGTTGGGAAGTTAGTATCAGCATCCAACGAAAGCAACGCTGGTGGTTTATCAGCCCACACTTCAACAATGATTAGCCCATCGCCACCTCGACCACTTGACTCATCATCGTCACTTGGGTGACATCCGCCACCACCACCACCGGGGAACCCACCAGCTTCAGCCGACCAATTAACGCCATTGCTTGATGCTCGGCCACCTTTGCCACCAAATAAAGACACACCACCGTGACCGGGGTTAGTTGAANCTCGATAGGNTCCACCTCCACCTGCTCCACCAAACACAGAGGAGCCAGCAACACTTGAATCAAAGTACCCACCACCACCTCCTCGAAAAGCTCCACCATCAGCAAGTGGATTACCTTCTGGGGCACTTTCTCTCGTGTTCCCCGGAGTTACTGAACCCGAAGTGCTCCTCCAGATAATCCCCCCACCAGCACCACCAACGGGATACGCCTCGGGTTCTCCAGGCACACTGGGGTTACCTGCCTGTCCTCCTGAGCCACCTTGAGCGCCATAATCAAAATCATCAATCGTGATGTAACTGTCACCACCAGCTATTCCGTGTGCGTTAGAAGTAATTGATGCTCCACCAGCCCCGACTATCATTGATATAGTTGATGGTAAGTCGGAAACTTTAGAAACGAATGGCAGGAACCCACCACCACCACCACCTGTAGCTCTTGCATTGTTACCAGAATGACGACCGCCTGAACCACCAGCAGCCCATATTAAGAAACGAACATAATGGTCAGATGGGATACTTCCTTTAGACCAAGTTCCAGATGTGAGGAAACTATCTATGCTTACTGGACCCCAAGAAACACTATCAACATACTGTTTCGTTGCAGCGTGTAAATTTGCCGTTGGGTTAGCGTGTAGTGTCAAGAAACCAGTCATCGTATCACCAGATTTAGCAACGCGCGTATTTGCATTATCATTTGCTAACTTAGCAGAATCAAAAGCATCATTCACATCACTCTGTAAATTATCAAAAGAAACATTTGCTTCTGAAATAAGATCACGAACAGGTCTATTGTAAACCTCCTGATGGTGTGGTTCACCTCTTTGAATAAGTCTAATGTTGTTTATATTGATACTCATTTATCAACCTTTAAGTTTTAACATAGTAAGAAAGTCCCGGTATCGGAGATACTGTAAATGGAGTTTTGAAGGTTAAAGGACTTCCACCTGAAATAACATCCAATGCAGGAGGTGCTGTAAGTTTTATCATTGCAATCATAGAATCATCAGGGGAAAATTCAACCCACTGTGTACCACCCGTAGGGTTACTAATCGTAGGTAACCCACTAATAAAGGTAAATGTATTTAAATCTAATATACGTAAAAATGGTGTCGTTGATGTAGCAATTGCAAGATATCTATTGTTTTTAGAAAATCCAAGCCCTTGTACTTGTGCATCTATTGTTGGAACACTTACAACTTCAGACCAATCTTCAGTTCTATATAATTTAAAAAATGGTGATGTTGTATATCCAATTGCCATATACTTTCCATCATTAGAAAATCTACACCTAAATGCAGTACCTGTTAATTCAGGAGCATCATCTACAAATGTAAGATCATCTACATTTAGAACACGTAATGATGGGGTAGCATCAAAAACGCCAACAAGGTATCTACTATCGGGTGAGAATGCAACATCAAGACCATTATTACCCCCAAAACTAGGAACATTAAGATATGTCCAGTCAGAAACTCTCAAAATAGATATTTTAGATCCAGAAAAATGTGCAATAGCAATATATTCACCATTAGGAGACCATACAATTTTTCTTCCGGCACCTGCTGTATTTGGGACTCCACTAACAGAAGTCCAATCAGATGTTCTATAAACAAAAACATTACTACTATCTGAAAGGACTAATGCCATATATTCACCATCTGGGGAAAAACAAATTCCAGATACATTACTAGAACCAAATGTCGGTGTGTTGCTAACAAGAGTCCAATCATTCGTATTATATATTCTTAATCTATTACCAGTATTATTTCCAGTAGCAAGATATTTCCCATCAGGGGAAAACGTTGATACCCTTGGAGATCCGTCAATAGATGGTGTACCACTAACAAAAGAAGTGTAATTATAATTTCTTAATTGTGGAACAACATCAACCAGTTCTGGATAGGAACTAACAGAATATATTCTTCCATCAAGTTTTAAAAATTCTGGATCATCTAATGTTGAAGAAGCTAATAAAATATCACCTGTAATAATTGTTTCACCAACCCCATCAACAATAGATTGAAAACTATTTTGAGCATTCAAGATAGCAGTATCAAATGCAGTATTATATGATTGCACAACAGCATTATGCTTCACATTAAAGGCACTTGTGAATGAGCTATGTAATACACCAAGATTGGTTTGGTTTACTAAATTGCCATTAGCAATATATTGAATTGTTCCAGAATTAATACTCATTTATTAAATTCTCACAAAGCTTAAAGTCCATGTAACGTCAACAGAGATAAGTGCAGAAATAGTTCTACCTGTGAATCTTTTATATGTGATTGCTCTGTTATTACCATTCCTTAATGTAGCACTTGTATAAACAACATTTGGTTGTGATGGATATAAATCCATAACACTAGCACCATTAATTGTGGCAGAGAAAACAACAGAATTTCCATCTAAATTATAGAAAAATTCCTGCGAAGGAATAGTATAAACTACGTTCTGATTTGACTCAGTATATCCGGGTTGTGCTGCCTGTGGGTTAAGTTGTGTTCCTGTTCCAACGTCATTACCAATAACCAAGGTAAAAACATTATGATTGTTTGTATCAGGCACGGCAATAGAAGCAGCAAATTCAGAAAGACCCTGATTAAGAATCAAGTTATCTTCTTCATAAACATCTATAATTTCTTTTGTATCAGTATAATAGGAAACCTGTTTTAAATGTCCTTTTATACCAATTTTTGTAAATTCTTCAATCATTTTTTCACCATTGATTATTAAAAGTATTATACGTTATATTTACTGTGAATGTCCTTTTNNAGCACTTCCTATGATCTGTATACCATGATAAATGCCTTGTGTACCAAATTGATAGAAACCACCACCGGGCAGCGATTCAATAATAACATTATTGCTAGGATTTCTATAATCAGGAAGACCTCTAATTTGAATAGTATCTGTTGCTGTAATAGAAAATGAAGTATTTCCTATTACTGGAAATATAGGAACATTTGAACCATCGTATTCTAAGTTATTAAAAGAAGTGCTTGGAATATTTTCCAATTCTGGTAATGATCCCCCACTCCAAGTTTGTTGGCCTACTTCAAGCACACCTAAATCAATAACAGACAGTTGACTCACGTAAGGTGAAACCACGTTATCTTCACTACTAAATCCAATAATTAATGGTTCGCCAATTGCTAAAGACTGTCCATTCATCAAAACTTCAGAATAGATAGATTGATTATCATCAACACCAACTGTTTCTTCTTGATGATCTTCACTATCACCTAGATATGTGTGAGTTTCTTCATAAAATTCAATTACCCCAACTGTATCAAATTCTTCAATAGCTTCAATGGCAGTTAAAATAACGATACGTTGGTGTGTTGGTCTACCTTCATTATAAAGAAAATATTCAAGAACATCATTAATTAATTGAAACTCTTCACTTGTAGAGTATTCAAACTCTTCACCTGTTTCTGGATTAATTGCAGTTTCAACAACGACATTAAATCCGTCAGCTTGGAATCGAACCACAATATACGGCGTTTTAGAAACTGCAACGCCGGGTGGGTAATCAGTATAATACTCACCAGTAATAGGTAATGGACCAATTAAATTTTCTTCATTAACATCATTATAACGATATCCTTCAAAGAAAACTCCATCAGGATTAACAACAACATCCCCATATAGAAAGCTTGTGTATGCAAATGAATCTATAGTAAAATCTGTTATTTCTTCAGTAACTGGATCTTGAATCTTGCCTTTTCTTACAAGACTAGGAGAAGGTATCCAAGCTTTCTTAATCTCGGGGTCAATACCAACAAGCCTCATAGAGAGAATAATAGATTCCTCTACACCAGCTTTGATAATAATATCTGGAAGATCTCTTAGAATTTGTCTTCTGATTTCTTCTTTAAGGTTTCTAGGTAAGTTATACCCACGTTCAAGTAACGCCTCTCTCAAACCAAAAGGAGAATTACGAAGATAATCATGAGACTTATCAAAGTCTTCAATATACTGTTTTATATCATCTAAGAACTCACCAGCAGCATCTAAAAAGTTAATTAAATCTTCACTTGTAGTTAGATACTTTGGCAGATTCTCGATTAAAAGTTCTTTAAACGTAGACATTCATTTCCCTTAAATGATATTAATAGTACTTATTTCATCAGCATCACCGATATTTAATTTAGGTGGAAGAAGCTGAATAACATTTCTTTCGTCTACAACAAAGTTACCAAATCTATTTTGCTCATAGAACAAGTAATAAGATCCATCTGGTATATCATCAGGGAAATTTACAAAACCTGTGTTATAATTAATATCTCCAGTTGGAACTAGACTTCCAAATACATCCAAGAATTTACCGTTACCGTTGTCAGTGTAAAATAGAGAACCGTCAGACTGTCGAATGATCTGAACAGTACTTGGAAGCATCTTGTTACCTTCAATAGTCTGGTCTACAGGAACACTAACATTGAAGTCTACTGTAACGCTAGTAACATCACCGGAATTTGTTCTAACATCAAATGTGCCGAAACCGTCTTTGGTTCTAACGTTAATACCAAAACCTACACCAGCCAAATCGAAGCTTGGGTAATCAATAGTTACAATTCTATCATCAAAACTGTTATCGACATATTCAAATATCAAACCATGTTCTGCTGCAAATGTTTCATTGAAAGCTTCATCAGGTGCGAGAGTTGCAAAGAGAGTTTCAGAACCCGGATCTGTAATATCAAGACGTGTATAAACATTAACACTTGTATCTGAAGGTGCAGTAAATGTAACTTCCGTACCAATTCTTAATGGAATAATAGGTCTTCTACCAGCTAATGAACTGTAATAATAATGTTGAACAGTTATTTCATCGGATTCTATAACAACATCAACAAGAGAAGAACCAACCTGTGTACCAATCTGAGTGTTAACCTCGATTGGAATTGGATTACCTTCATCGTCTACAGCAATAGAACCGATAATAAGTCTAGCTTCAAATGGAGTCACTTCATTAATACGATCCTTCATTTTTTCCAAGATAACAGGAATTGTATCTCCGTCTTCAACAAGAACATAATTCATAATATTGTTAATATGAAGAACAAATTCATGACCATCTACAGGAGTGTAATCTGGTCCTATTTGAATCAATACACTATTAGATCTTAATGGAACGTTAAATGGGAATCCACCATAAAGTTTCAATCTAACAAAATCTACAAGACTATATTCAATACCATCTCGAATTATTCTTTGATTGTAAAGATTATGAACAATATCGGAATTATGAATGAATCCACCGATAGACCCACGTTCAAGTCTAAACTCATTAATAAGGAATTCTCGTAAGATTCTGTACAATTCACTATTAGGTATAGGTAGTTGTGGATCTCGTCTGATCTCCATTTCTGCCTTAATAAAAAGCTTATTAGCGGGGATTAAAACGACATGTACGAAAGACGATTTAACCTTATCAAGATAAGAAAGAAGATCTTGTTTCTCTTGTTGTGTTAATTCTGCACCACTTTCTGTAACATAAGTAATATAGACGTTATTGATGTTATAAACCAATGTATTAAGTTCATATTCACCATAAACTTTAACATCAACAATATTACCAATACCAGAACGTCTTACCCAATATTCAAAGTCACTATTTGTAATAGCACGACCATTGGTTTTATGAAATGTAGGTGCGTTTCGTTTGATGCTTTCAATACTTTCAGGAGAACGTCCACCCTCGACAGGTGTAATATTTCTAAGTCTATAGAAATAAGCAAGGTTATTAACATCATTCACAGTCTGAGAAGTGAACCCAAAATCCTGTTCAAGATTCTTGATAGGATCTACATTTTCTTGAGTTTCAAGGAATTGTACTGTAACGTTACCAAATGGTGTTTGGCCGAATCCGTTAGTTCCAAATAACACACGAAGACCATTTGAAACATAACGAATATCATAATATGCGTCGTTTTCCTCTAAGAAAGATAATGCTCTTTTATTAACATCAGGATGATCGGCAACATCAAAAAACTCTGCGTTTTGTGAAAACACTCTAAAGAAGCTATTTTCAATAGAATCTACATTTTCTCTAAGTAAAATTTCATTTTGATTAGCTACCAACTGGAATGTTTGTTCAATAAGAGAACCTTGTACAATATTAACTTCTGTATTTGTTTGACCACTTGGAATAACAGCCTCTTCAACAACGGTATAAGTTACATTGTCTTTAATAACAGCGGTCCCTACAGGAACAATGACGTTTGCAACAGCAGTTGCAGTGTTTCCATTTTGATCAGTTAGAGTAAGTCGTAATGTTCCACTATTACCTTTAATTCGTCTTGGGCGATAACCTAATTCTGTTGCTCTATAAAGAACAGATGACCGTAAAGATGCTGTCTGAAGGTAATTTTCCCTAGTCCTTCTTTCAAGCATATAGTGAAGATTATCAGTCACATCAGCCATAAGCTGAATCAATGTCTGACCCATAGAAGAATCGAAACCGTCTCCCCACCCCGGTTGTTCTTTTAACAAGTCTGTCATCTTTTGAACAACAGCATTGTAATCATAATCAGTAAAATCAGCCATTAATTACCTTCTCCAAGAGATCTAATTCTTGTTATAAATTCGGTTCTTTTGTTTAATTCTATTATTTCAAAAGCCATATAAATTTCATAAAAATTTTTATCAAAATTTGGTCTCACTATAACTGTATCAAATGTGACTCTAGGTTCATATGTTCTAATTGCTTCCATGATTGTTCTTCGCATATCATTAGCAACATCACGATTCATAGGCTCAAACAATTGGGCCATTAAAGATGTACCAATAGGATTACGTACACGGTCACCTACCATCGTTCCAATGATATTACGAATAGACTGTAAAATTACATCTTCGTCATATAAAATTTTTACGTTTCCATCTGGTGTAATTTTTAATCCAGAATCAACATCAGAATATGTAAAACTAGGCATTCTTATTATCCATTAATAGATCTATTTATACCTTATTCTGCTGGTATAATAACCACTGAAGGTGTTTTGTCATTACATAAAACGGTTGGTTCTCCTTTAGCGACAGCAGAACCACAAGCAACTGGGTCACCAACACGTCCAATGCCTCTTCCATTAACAATTACTGTAGAACTTCCTGAACCTAATTCACTTGCATGACAAGAAGGTGAAGGGTTACAGTGAACAGCAAAACCATCACCAACACGCAAAGCTCCAATACCACCAACTATAACATTTTCAGATCCGTCTATAGACGGTCTAGGAGGGAATGAGGCATGACCTGTGCATATGTCACCTCTTCTTGAAACTGCTGGCATTTTATATATTCTCCTTAAGGTGCTGGATAAAAACCTTGGCTCATTTGATAATTGATAAAATCTTCTGCGGATACTGGTGTTCCATTTATTTCAAAATATTTCATAACACCATTATCATCAAATCCAAATTCATTTGTAATATCGTGTATTAATCTATTTCTATCAGAAGACCAATTATTATAGACTTGTATAGAATATGGAACACTGACAGTAACTAACCCATCTGACGGATCTTCATATGTTATATCTACAATAAAGTTAATATATGCTGAACCATATTTAGCTGAACCAAACTCTGCGTAATGTTCACCACCTTCACCAATTTCTAAATCTGGTGGAATAAAATACGGTATGTGGTATGCATCAATTTCAGTTAAAAGACCACTAATTAATCCAGAAGAAGATAATGTAAGTGATTCTGGTATATATCCACCAGATAGAACATAAGACCCTTGTCCATTAGCAGGAGGATAATCAATATCAATTGAAAAGGGTGTTAATTCCATACCAGTCCCCAATAATTCACCAATAGGCGAATCAATTGGTATTGGAAATTCATAAACATCATCTACATTTGGACTAAAAACACCCATTTTAATTCAAGAATATTGTTACAGCGTTAATATCAATATTAGCAGAAGAAAGATAACTGGAACCGTTGCCGGATTGTTCAGTTCTTGTTCCTACAATAGTAGTTACAAAATTACCATTAATAGTCTCTTCGACGTTTCCAAGAACAACTCTCTTAACATTACCAACAACCCTTTCATATACGTCACCATTGGCAAACATCACCGTCTGTGTACCTGACTTATGCGAAATTCTAATCTTTTCATTATCCGGTGTATCATCGAATTCAAGAGTATGTCCTGATTGTGTTCTCCATACTCTATTCTTAGGATACTCTGGATTTCCTCTACTTTCAGGGTGATCCGCTTCAAGTCTTTCTGGTGGTAGGTGTGGTTTAGCTGGTGCGCCTGCAAAATAAACAGGATTCATATGGTTACCATTTTCAAAGAAACACCAAACATAACTCCCAACATCAGGAATTATAAATGCTCCAAATCCAGATTGACCCCCCATCATAGGATCAGCATATTCAGCCCAAGGTAAAATTGAATCTTCAATATCATCAAAAACACCAATGACTCTAATTTTAACTCTACCATAAAATTCTGGATCGTTGTTATTAACAACAAGCCCTCTATACATTCCATCGAAGCTTGTTTTAGGTTGTTTTTGTTGTGTAGAATGATTAAACATTTACAAACTTACCTCTTCTGGAATTAACATAACCATCCAGATTCTTTCCATCGAAACCATGTCTTGATAATGTTATAGTTGATATATAGCTACTATTAGTAAAAGATACATTATGATCGACACCAGCAACTAGATAGAAACCTGAATAAGTTGTATTAATAGGATCTACTTGCCCTTCGCTCATTACAGGTATGATTACTTCTACAAGATCTCCAATATGAATGTTCGGGGCACCTACCATCGCAATTGTGAAATCATTAGTTGAATTAATTACATTCAAAACTTGATTGATTGCTCGTGTAGGTGTCTCATTATCTCTACCACCATAAAAAAGCATATTAGAATTTTCATGAACTTTTTTAATAGAACCCCAATCCGTTAACTGAATTGATTTTGTATTAGAGTATTTTCTAGTGGATCTTACAATTTCACCAAGTTTACTATCATAGTATATAACATCAAAACCTCCTGTTGCATTAACAATAGAACTCACATAATGTTCTCTACCTTGAAAAGAAACAAAATAAGTAGGATTGTTTAAATTTTCTCTTTCAGCTTCTTTTTGTTCTCTTTCCAATTCATACCTACCTTCCATACGAAAGACAGGTATTTCACCATTAATAGCAGCAGCGGTTTGTTCATCAATTAGATTACTAATTGATTTAAAAAAGAATTTGTTATCTAAAGTTATCCCATATTCATAATGACTGCAACAGCGATTAATTGCCCATGCACGTTTTTTAATCCAATTAAGCATAGTGATGTTTGCCCAATGTGGTTGTATTACACTTTCAATTATTTTATCAGACTCAGCAATTTCAACTGATCTAAATCCACATTCTGAAGATATTTGTTGAACAACATCACTATACTTAACATTTGCCCAACCCCTATTATACTCTTTAGCAATCATTTCATACCAACCACTATGAACGAATGTGATATGATATGCAATGTTAATTGATTTGCCAGCAACGTTATTCATAAACTTTAATTGCGAATAACGCATATCAGTACGAATATAATAACTATCTTTTGTACCGATGCTTAATGTAAATGTTGCTGTAGGATCAATCTTATAACGATTGAAATAGTCTCCTTCCATATCATTAAACACCAATTCAATAAAAGGTGTGCCAATTGATAGAGACTCTGACATCTCAATACTGATAGGAGAAAACCCAGTTAAAGGGGTTTCTTTATCACATTCAAGTTTAACAAAAACACCATCATCGACACCACGGTTATAGATTTGGCGTTCAAATATCAAAAAATCACTCATTTAAACGCCTCTTGCGTTTCTATTATAATATCTATAGTAATCATCTAGAGAGGGTATATCCAATACCTTTCCTACAGTGATCTCAGTGAATGGATCTAAAATATTATTATGTTCACAAATTAACCAACCCAAATCATAACTTCCATAATATTTGAATGAAATTAAATCAATTCTTCCAGCAAAGGCTTGTGTAACTCTTTCCTTTCTAAAAGTTTTAAGATTCATTGTATGTAATGGAGATTCTATATAATCAAGTTCTGTTGACCCATCAACATTCTTAATATTATAAAAATATTTTCTATTAGTCATTGGCATGGTGGTGTTTCCTTATTATCCAATTTATATTTATGGTAGTTATAAATGAAAAAGCTACCATAAAGGTAGCTTTTATTCTATCATTAGATACTTTTTTATCTATTAGAAAACCAACCGGCAACATCTTCTGCTGTTGGGTACAGTTCTAAAGTACAAGTAACATTCACTTTAGCAGAAACTGGAATACCTTCTACATCAAGAGTGTTACTAAATTGTGGAGCAATACTTGTTATATACACATTAGGTATTGAAATAAAATTACCGAAGTTTAGCGTTTGAGTTTCTGGTCCCAAAATAATACCAACACGTTCTGCAACCCAATTGAATGCGTCTCTAGAACGGTTTTCTATATCACTTCGTTCTCTTTCACCATTTTCTCTTCTTAATGGAGTTCCATTTCTAATAGATTCTTCTAAACTTCTTTGTCTACCAAGAGCATTCTGTACTTGATCATCTATACTTAATTCTTGTGTAGCTTCATTAAAAAAAGAAGATACACCAGCCGCCGCTTCTCTTATTCTTCGTTCTAACTCTTCATCATTTAACTGTGTACCCAAGCTCATTGAAGTTAAATTTAAAATTGGTATAAGCACTTCATCTCTTGCAGAATAAAAAGAAACAAATTCCATTTCAAATGAAATTTCAACAGGTTCTGGGTTAGAATACATCTTACGCATTCTAACACCAATTTTCTGAGAAATATTAGCTACAAATGCTGCTTTTTGAATAGCACCAGCAGGCAAAGAAACATCAAATGGTGTTGAGAATTCAGATCCAACAGTGAATCCAAAGTTGTCTGGGAGTGGTGCAATAACAGATCTATATTGTCCACCAACACGCCCACGAATTTTAATTAATTTTCTAGGGTCTTTACTTTCTAACCAAGTCTGCATTATTGATCACCAAACAACTTATTTGTTGAAGACGAATTACCAATTTTCACTGGTAATTCGTCTCGTTTCTCATTATTAATTTTTAAATCAGAACGTATCTGTCTTAATATGTTTAAAGTGTCTCTACTCAATTGAATTTGTTCTTCATTATCAGGGAATAAAGGATTAGTACCATTTGGCAATTGATGATTTAAAATATTTGAAAGATCGCTCAAATCATTTCCCATAGGAATTGGCAATCCACCACCAATACTAGGATAAAGGGATTCTGTTCTGACTCTTGGATTATTAAAAGGATTTAAACTTGAAACACCTTCAACTGCTTTTTCGAAGATCTTCTTTATGAAAGGCGTTTCATTATCCACCCCAAGCCCTCTATATACCCAATAAATAGGACTTAAAATTTTAAATGAAACTTCTGGATTATTAAAAGGATTTAAACTTGAAACACCTTCAACTGCTTTATCCACCCCAAGCCCTCTATATACCCAATAAATAGGACTTAAAATTTTAAATAAAACTTCAAAAGACTTTCGCATACTTTCAAGCATACTTCTACGTTCACCAGATTCTTTATGTAATATTTCAAATAAAGCATCACCAAGCCCTTTGAACTCAGTAACAGAAGAAATAAATTTATCAATACCTTCTGGAAGTTTTGTTACTGTAGCTAGAGTATATCCTACACCACCAGCAACTAATAAAGACTGCACGTAAGGATTTTTTAATAATTGCCATCCAAGTGCTGCGGTTCCCAACCCAATAGCTAAATTTGTCCCTGTTCTTTTGAAGAACCCATCTATCTGATCTGTGAAACCACCGCCAATCTTTTTACCTAGATATGCAAGTGTTGCTCCACCACCCAATAGACCAAGAACAGCGGTCAGCGGCATTCTACCAATCAAACCAAAGATCCCTCTAAGTCTTTGCATCATATTGGCTTTTTTAAGTTCTTTTTCTTGTTTTTTTAACAACGATGTAGTAGTTTCAAACCAAGGATTAAATTCCAAAGTAGCATCTTTAGTGCCTTTAGTATGTGTTTCTGTTTTACGAGTGTTTTCTTCAATTCTAAGAAGAGTATTTAACTCTTCTGTTTGTTTTTGACCGCCAAAACCAATAGACTTTTCAGTAGCTCGCATTGTGAGGTCTCCACGACCTCTAACCATTCTAACAAGACCCCTAGTACCTCTAATTGCAGAACCACCTGCTTCTATTCTGTTTTGTGATCTTTGTGCAATTTCTTTAGTGATTTCATTGAAAGCTGTACCAATTAAACCACCTCGAATAAGTTCTCTAAATATTCCTCTTCTTTCGGCATGAATTGTTCCAGTTCTAAAGAATTCTGTCTGTTTTTTAATTTCTTTGAGGGTCTTCTGCTGTACAGTCTCACGGTCACCAAGTCCAAAAAGAACTTTAAACGCAGTTGTACCAATAAATGCCATTCCTTTGAATGCACTAACAATGACTCTACCAGCACTCCACAATGGATGACGTTGGAACTGTTGCAAGGTTACCCAAAGACCACGATTAACTTCCTGATTCTCTTCGTTACCTTTATTAAGAGCAATAAGAAATCTTTCATAGTAAAGAAAATGCTCTCTTTCAAAACGTTCTCTTAATTTTCTCTGATCTTCTGCCAAGATGCCCATGCGCTGATAAAGTGGCATGACGATACTATTCATAGTATCAGAAATTTTAACAGTAAATACTTCTCGTTTCATATTTGAAACGAGAGAATTTACCATATTTCGATCATCTTGTTCTCTTTTCTTAGAATGATGTAGAAGTTCACCAAGAGTAGCATGGTTCTGTCTAGTATTTAAATCCAGACTTTCTACAGCTTTCTTTAAAGAAGGCATACCTAAAGGACCATGCTGATCACGATGCATGGTTCTCGTCTGGTCTTCAACAGCCTTTTTAATTCCAACCAGACCTAAAGTAATAGGATCGTCATTGGATTTTGAATTAAAAATATCATTATTCATTTTTTATTAGAAACTTGCAATCTTACTACCAATTAATGCTACTGCATGTCTATAGTATGGAAGATATGCACGAACCACTTTCATAGAAGTCACATCATAAACATAGAACGATGATATAACCTTAGATCCACCCGGATTTGGGTTTGGTTCAGTGACATACCAGATTTCAAGATTAACAACACCTTTCAAACTAAATCCTTGTACAAAACTCGCTTTATAAGTTGTTCCTCTAACGGCCTGAAGGATTCTGTCCCAAAAACCACCACGAGATTCCTGTGGGAGTGTAAGTCCATCTTTTCTAGGTCCAAAAAGCGTTGGAATATTACGTTCAAGCCAATTAGGAAGCATAGAATAATTAGCTCTAGTAGAAGTATATACTTCTAAAAGATCATTCATCACAGCATCTTTAATTTCTTTAACCTGTGTTGCTTCTTTAGAAGCAGTTGTACGCATTTGACGAACAATCTGAGTATTATGTTCTTTTCGAATATCATTATCAATGTCATTCAACATTTTCTCAATTTCTAAGTCTTCAGCATCAGCATCATAGTTTTCAGTAACTCTCTTGGAGTCAGGTTCATAAAGCTTACCGATTTTATCAGCGGCTTGACCATCTCTTTTAGCAGCACCAGCAATAGCATACATCTGATTAAAAAATCCCTGTTCAGTAGGTTTATCCCATTGAGCATTACGGTCCATTTCATTAAAGATCTGGTTTACTCTATCAAGATATCTAGGACGCATGTCTTTCTTCTTAACATAAGTGTTAATAACAAGAATGGATGCGTCACGAAGACTCTTAGCATACTCACCACGTCTCTTAAATCTATCGTAAATTTTATCACTTTCTACCTTATTCTTTGTACCGAGAAGCCCAAGAATTTCATTCAATTCATTAAGGCGTTCTTGATGTAATTCCTGCTTAGACATAGGTTTAGCACCATCAATATCCAATCCTCTTTTAATGATAGGGTCATCAAGAGCTTCTTGTTCAATTTCACTCATTTTATCCTTAAGATAAGATTTCAATTGAGCAAGTTTTTCTTCAGCAGCAGAAGATGCACTTCTAATACCATCAACCTTGCGATTGAAAGCGGCATTTCTTGCAGCATTTCCTTTAAATTTATTGTGAGCGTAATCAACCAATTTATCGAATTCTTTATTTGCTTCACTTTCTTGATCATTATCAATATCCAATAGGTCCGTTTCAGAACTAGAAGTAGTAACTAAATGACTTGTTTTGAAAAGTGCATTAGCCATCCTTTCAAATTCATCAATATTGAAATTTTCAAATTCATCAAGAAGATCTTTGATTCTATGGTCTTTAGAACCAGAGAGTTTTTTCATAATGACATTATAACGCTTTGCAATTTCAATAACTTTTGCAGGTTCTGTATTGAATTCTCTAACAAAGTATTCCTTGAACTTTTCTCTCATTTCCGGTGTGAAGTGAGAAGTATTGTCATCGAGCATCTTTCTAAAATCAGCAGCACCTTTAGTTTCAATATCACGCATTTTTTCAATATGCTGGTCAACAGCACCAGTTATACCACGGAAAAATGATTGTGCTGTTGGATTGTTTTGGAACACTTCAACGTCTGTTGATGCTTCAGCAGAAACAGCATTGAACATAGCTCTCATAGCTTCATTAAGAGTGTTATAACGTATGTTTGTAACATCAATACCACGGATATCATGTAAAGAAAATGTTCCATCAAGACTGTTATACCAAACTTCATAAAGAAGATTCTGTGTAACTTGATATCCCAAAATGAAAGATTTCTTCCATGTACGACCAAATAGAGATCCTTTATCTCCTCTGACAGATGCAACCTCTTTATCCCAAAAACGAATCCAAGAAGTAAAAGTAGACTTAGGAATTCTTGTTATATTGGTATAGAATTGCCCCGGAACAACTTCAGACTTATTAATTTTATCAATAAGAGGGATATTTCTAGACTTGTTACCAACATCAATACTATCTTGTGGTGTTGGTCTGGAAGGTTTTAAACTTGTAGCCATTCCACTTCCACTCTTAAATTGAATGGAATAAGCATCTCTACGATTTTTAAATTCAGCAATCTTAATACTTCTGGACTGCTCAAAGTAACGTTTAATGTTATTGAGGTGCCTTTGCATACCAGTTTTAGGGTCAACGTTCTTTAAGAAATGCTGATAAGGTATACCAAACTCAGTTAAAACAGCTTCTTCGGTCTGATAATTATCATAATCAGTCCATACCCTATTAAAAGTATCCCAATTAATAATGTGACCATGATTCGTAGTAACTTGGTTTGGAGTAGCTTTAAATTTTGCTTCCAAAAGAAGACCTTCTTCTTTACTGGATTCAATAATCAATAGAGCTTTTTCTTTCTTATAAAAAGATTCACTTAAAACATTATAAGAATTTAAAGTTTCGAGAAGTGTTTTACCAACTTCGAGTTTGTTATATTCAAAAGAATCCATGTCTTAACACCTTGAAATTATATGTATTGATACTGTTTTATTTACCCAAAATGAAATGAGGCTCAAAAGAGCCTCATTTGTGGTGCAGGTAATATATAAGGGTCTTTCTTTTCAATATCATGGGAAATTTCCTTAACAAAAAAATCCCTTTTAATAACACTCATATTACCAAATTCAATTGGAGACAATTTTAAAATCTTTGTTAGATCATAACAATTTTTCAAAATCGTCTGGTATTGCTGGCATAAGAATGTCTTCTGCTTGAAAGGGAATAAGGTCTCGCGTGACCTCACCACACGCTCCACATTTATAATCCATATGAGTGTCAACACCATATCTAAAGTATCTATGGAAATTCTTAACATAACCCATTTCTTTAGATTTAATATTTTCTCTAACCCAGTGGAGTTTCTTATCAAAAGTCATCTTTGCTGGAAGTTCAATAGAGCGAATCAACATCACATATTCATATGATGTTCCTTCATTATGCCTGATATATTCATCAACAAACAATTCATCAGCTACTGTGTTCAGCCTAACAAAGATCTTACCACCATTAGAAATTGGTATTTCAAAAGGAACTTTGATGTTATCTTTGATCTCTTTGATTTCAATCTTAGTTAAATCAATGTCATGGTTTGTTTTTGCTTTACAGTGAGGGCAGGTAGCAACTACATGTTTTACCGGATCATAGTTGTTTGCCCAAAGCCACATCATAAGGAAATCACGATCATAAATGGTCATTTGTTCATAGAAATCACAATCATTCAAGATGCTCTTTAAAACACCATTTAAAACACGAATATAGGTTTCTTCCGTTGCGGAAGAAAGAATCTCTTCGTCTTTAACAAGGATATCTCTATATGATACAGTTTCTGGATATCCTAATAGACCCTTAGAAGGAAGATCTAGGATATTAGAAGATCCATGTAAAGTTACTTCTTCATTAACTACAGATGTATTGTTTTCGATGTCTTCAACGAAAATATTTGGTTGAGGCTTTTTAGCCATAATTCATTCTCCTTTTAAATTCCCCAATTAAATAAAAAAACTTACTGCTTTATTTATGTATCCTAATATTTCTTTTTGGGTAAGTCTTCTAGGATCTACTGGATCATTACCCATAATGGTTTGTTGCATTCTATTTACCTGTTCTCTGATCATAGCAGCAGGTATTAAAGTATGTTTAACATCATCCCCTGTAAAAGTAACGTTATACTGCATAACAGCACTTGAATCATAACTATAAGACGATGGTGATATCTCATTAGGAAAATAGTTAATATAATCATGTACATGAATATCAGAATCAATAGATGTTAAACGAATTACACGAATTTTACCTTTGTACATTACAGGTGGATTTGCAAATCCATCAGATGTTTTCATTAATTTTTGCCAACCCAACAAATATTTTAATGTAAGCCCATCTTCATATTCATCAATACGCATGTTAAGTGTACCGATATCATTATGCATAGAAGTATACATAAATTTACTACCATCAGTATTCTTTTGTGTATCATATGAAGCGAATGGTGTATCTACTGCATATACACGATGGTTTATTTCTCTCATATCAATAATAGAATCATCCTGACTGACGTTACCAAAATTCAATGTAGATATAGAAGAAGAATTAATATTAAATCCTTTTTCTGTATACATAGGAAGCTCGACCCTAAACAAATACTCATATTGAGGAAGTTGGGTCTTTTTTCTAGCAATAGATTCAGCAATCCTCATTATCCAATCTCCTTATCTCTGAAATAGAACAAAACATCGAAGTTGAATAATTCAGAACTTTCATAACTAAGAGTCGCTTCACTGATTTCAGTTGGGTAACAGTCATACATATTAAAGATTGTACTGTCTCTGACATTCATTTCATCTTTTAGTTTAATAGTTATATCTCTTTGGAAGTTTTCAGGTAGAGCCTTCATACGAGAAGGGCCATATGCTGTACTTCCTTTCCATTTTTCAAAGAATTTATACACGTCAAGGTCTTTATTATCCCAAAAAGTAACACGGAATATACGTGGAGATGACTCTCTGCTAGGGTATGCGTATTCAACACCAGCGTAATACCGTTTAAGATTTTCTACCATAGATGCAGGGAATGCTGTAGCTTTTGCATAGAAAGTTAATGCATTTGCGCTCCTCTGATCAAATGGGTCATAAAACTGGACTTCCCAATTATACGCACGTTGGGGTTCTTTAATAGGGGATAACCTAGAAAAAAGAACGTTTGTTGGGTTGTTTGCAACATCAGGAAGTGTTGTTCTAAGTATCTGTCTTCCTAAATTAATTATACTTCTTGGCATTTTTCTTACACCTCAAAATCTCTTAATCTATTTAGGGCAAAAGAAAACCCCCTTTCGGGGGTTAGTGGTGATAGGGTTAGTGATTTTTTATTAGTATACAGTTATTTATTACTGTTCAAGAATAACTTCATCATAGTTGAAAGTGATATCGAATGAGAGATTTTCACTAGATTCATAAGTCAATGCAGCTTCACCGATGGATGTAGGCCATACATTAGTAAGACGAACAATTCTAGTTACAGTTTGAGAGTCATTTGCAAACATCTTAATACGCATTTCAGCAGCAATTAAGTCTCTAGATAAACCACCGCCGATTATAGGATTTCTGATACCGTTAGTCTTCCATTCTTTGAAGAACTTATAAACAGACCCATCTTCATCATCCCAAAAGGTAACAACAGTTGTATGACCAGAAGCATCTCTTCCAGAATAAAGAGTCTTAGAGTCTTTAAAGTTCACTTCAATGGTTTCAGTACTTGTTTCTGGAATGTTAGCATTTCTAACACGTTGAGTAAGAAGAGGTAAGTTTCCTGAAACAGTGCTACCAAGGATTTCCACTTCAAACTGATAAGCCCTCTGCGGATTCGTGGTTGTTCTAACATTCTGAATTGTAGCCATTTTAATATAATCTCCTAAAAATTCTCTTCTTTATTTATAAGTTTAATAAGTCTTTTCATATTTACAATCGATATAGTATATGGTATATTAGAAGTATATATCTTTATGAAGTAAATATGCTAATTGAGACTTAATTATTATGAACCATAAAAATTTTATAAACTTCATCGAAAGTAACAACAGCCCTACACACTATAAACAGCTAAACACCCTCTTTGATTGCAATGTAGAGTATAAAGACTGGTTACTAGAAAGCACGTCATTCTTACCTATAGATTATGGTTATTCTATTAGAATATACTGTATTTATAACAATTTAAAGGACTTCCCATCATGTCCTATATGTTCATCACCCATAACATCTAAAGGAAAAACTCCAGATTCTAGTGGTTACATTGGGTTCGCTAAAACATGTGGGAAAACAGATTGTGTTAAGAAACATCGATTCAATTCTATGGTTAAGACAAATATAGAGTTATATGGAGAGAAAACACCTTTTCACAATAAAGAACAAAGAAATAAAGCACGTGAAACTTGTTTACAGAGATATGGCACAGAGTATGCATCTTCATCAGAGATTATAAAACAAAGGATCAAAGACACGTCTAAAGAAAAATATGGTGTAGAACATTTTTTAAAATCAAAAGAAGTGAAAAATAAGATCAAAAACTCTAATATTGAGAAGTTTGGAGTTAACTACCCTATGCAATCAGAAGAAGTAAAGGAAACAACAAAAGAAAATAATTTAAAAAAGTATGGTGTAGATCACCCAATGAAACTTGATATTAATAAAGAAAAAGTAAGCAATACAATCAAATCTAAGTATAGAAAAGGTTCATATCAGCAAATATGGGGATTTGATCTTAATGTACATGAAATTTTATTCAACAAAGAAATGATGAAATCCTTATATGAAAATAATGGATCATTGAAAAAAGTTGCAGAGTCTTTAAACGTATCTGAAGAAACTATAAGAAGGAGACTTAAAGAACATGGAATCAAAAGAACTATCAAATCAATATCTTTACCAGAAAAAGAACTATTAGATTTCATTAAAGATCATTATAAAGGTGAAGTTTTAATAAATGATAGATCTATATTAAAGGGTAAAGAGATCGATATTTATATACCAGCCTTAAAACTTGCTATTGAATTTAATGGTATATATTGGCATTCTATTATACATAAAGACAAATACTATCATGCAAATAAAACAATCGAATGTATGAATAATGGTATAAGATTAATCCATATATGGGAAGATGAATGGTCTTTAAAAAAAGATCAGATCAAATCGAAGTTGTTATACCTATTAGGAAAATCAAATACCCCTACAGTTTATGCCAGAAATTCTAAGGTTAAAACGGATATAAACTCCAATATGGTTAAAAAGTTAATGGAAACACACCATATACAAGGATTTGTTGGAGCAAATAAACATATAGGTTTGGTTGATGAAAACAACATTCTAGTTGCTGTAATGTCATTGAAATACAATAACGATGATATTGAAATCGTAAGATATGCAACATCATGTAAAGTAGTAGGTGGCTTTAGTAAACTACTTTCTTTTGTAGAAAAGAATAATGTATATAAAACTATAACAACCTACGCTTCGTTAGATAAAAGTTATGGAGAACTTTATGAGAAAACAGGATTTGAAAAACTATATATCACAGAACCTGCGATGTTTTATGTAGATGTTAAAAAAGTTATTAGACATAGAAGAGAAAAATTTATGAAACATAAATTAAAATATCTATTAGAAAACTTCGATCCTTCTCTTACTGAATGGGAAAATTTAGAAAGACATGGAATATTCAGACTATATGATTCTGGTTTAATCAAGTATAGAAAAAAAGCGTGATAAAAATCACGCTTTTTTCATTTACCAGCCTCTTCCGCCACCAGCTTCAGCTTCAAGACCATATTCTTTACCTTTTGAACCATCACCATAAACGATGTTTTCAATATGCTCTTGAGGCATTTTCTTGATAACATCGTCCGCAAGTCCTTTTTCACGAAGTTTTTGATATTCATTAAGCTGTAATTCTTCCTGATCAAAATTCATATATTTCTGTAGAGCGTAACGCTTGGATAGACTTTCAAACTGTTGTGTACTACTATAAACATTCATCAATGCCTGATTTATTTCTATTTCTTTATATAAAGCGAAAGACATTGATTGTGTTATCTTAAGACATGCTTCTTCTGGAATTTCGATTCCACGATTCTTAGCAAAATCTTCAAATAATTTATACATACAACTTTCAAGAATTTTCTGGAACCTCTTGATGTATCCCATATAACGCATTTCAATCTGATAATGTTGACCTACCCTCATATCATTATAGGTGTGTCTTTCATCATCACTCTGAACATCAACCATAGATTGAGGGATTCTAAGACCAGCCGCCATCTTCTTAGCAAACCACTGAAGGTCTCCAACTTCACCTAGATTCTGACCACCGGGTAATGTTTCAACTCTAGATCCTTTACCTGTAGAATTGGTAGGAATAAAGATATCTTCGGTTGTAGAATGTGGATCATATTCAGTTGTGATATCTGTTCCTCTCGCAGTCTGTTTCTGCATAAGGCGAAGACGCTGGCGTTCGATTGCAGCTTCTCTCTTTGGTCCTTGTAAGTTACCAACATCAATATAATACACTCTACGTTCAATAGAACGAGTTACACGATAGATAACGATAGCATCTTCCAAAAGAGACATTTGACGCCATGTTCTATAAACCTTTTCAATAACAGATTCACCAAAAGGCCCTTCACCTATCTTCATGATGAATAGATCATCAATAGGAATGATTTCGTAGTCTTTTTCTCTAGCTCCACCACCCGCAAAGTTCTTTTGGATGTTCTTACCATATTCATCTATTCTAGGGGCATTTGGGTCATAGATATAATGTGTTACGATATCTTCATCTGCTTCAGATAGAATGTACCCTACAAACCTTTCAGTATGAAGGTGTTTTAATGTACCATCTGGATTTTTCTTAAAAAATTTTGCACCATATTTTAGAAGATACCTAACACGATCAAAAAACTTCTCTTCAAAACCACTTCTTTTCATCCATGACGCTAAAGTCGTTTCCATAAGCTTAAGAGTAGTCTTCTTTACTTTAGCGTCATCTGGAAAATGAATATAGATCGGTTCATTATCGTCAGCATTCATTGACGATATGTCTTCAGCAAGAATATCTAACGCTCTTGCAATTTCAACTGAAGATTTATCTGCTTGGTCATATCTACGAAGTCTATTATAACGGTTTCCAGTATTATCTAAAATCTTGTTATACCAACTGGAACTAACAGAATATGCATTGATTTTATATCCTTCCTTTGTTCCACCAGTACCAAGTTTGATTGGATTCCATGTGCTTTCGTTAATTGTAGCCATTCTTTTTTCTCAAATTTTTGATAATAAATACTTTCAAAAGATATTTATTACGTTAAACATGCCCATCATAACCCAAAACATAGGTAAGGATTATTTAGATATGTACTCTGGCTACAATAGCCAAAGAGTTGGTATGGGATTAATCAATCCTAATATTTACTCTACCCCTGAGTACCAGAAAAAGAAAATCCAAAACATCGTTATTGGAGGTATCTCTGATATCGTTTATAGTGGTATGGAACATGATACTATGCCTACAATTCTAACCATAGTACATGAAAATTCTTATAATACTATCCTTGCATACAATCTAAACTATATCCCACAACAATTAAGACAGGCTATATTGAAATTTGTTCTTGATAGTAATGCTGCTAGAATCAAAAGCAATCAACCGCTTATTGTTGATTACCATGCTATTAAAAGAGCAATACCAGATAGCCAGTATTGTGTTAGAAGATATAAAACTGTTGGTATCAATGTTAGAGATACCAAACAGCTTAATGAATGGCCGGAAGTAGTGAAGAAGAAATCCAACTGGGATCGCCACTACATGAAATTTAAGAATACTTAATCAGATATTATCGAGATTTCAATATCAACAAGATCTTCAAAAGATAAGGATTCGTTTAGACCAGCCATCTTCTTAGTAATAGAAGTAACAAGCTTATAATAACTATCCGAATCCTTATCGATATCCTTATACTGATCTTCCACTTCTTTTTTAGCCCTATTCCATAAAGACTCAATATCACTAACAGATTTGTTAGTCTTTTTGGCAATGCTTTTAACTACTGTTGAAGGCATTAAAAAAGTCTCTTAAAGAAATCCAGCAACATCAAAAGAAATCTAACGAAGCCGTTACGTTTGTTGGTGTTGCTGGACGGGTAAAATTTAATGTAACTGGTTCTGACATATCAGATAACATACCTAATTTATCAGCCTGAACCTGATAGGTGTATTCACCATAATCTTTACCAGTCATCAATAGAACAAAATTAAGTTCTGCAATTTCATCGATGATCATTTCACCGTTTTCATAGAGTTTAAACTTAACAAGTTCTGGATTTGGGTCTTCGTGATTCCAAGCAATAGTGACATGTGGTTGCATTTTTTTAATCCTCTTCTGGTTCTAAACCATCATAAACATAATCTAAAAGTTCATCGATATTATAATACCGAGTTTCTAATTCCTCAAAATAAACAATATCCTCAAGATAATCAGATATCCTTATTGAGAGATGGTCTATGTCATAAGAAGAGGAATCATCAAAATTACTACTAATAACTACCCCAAGTAGCGGCCCTTCTTCCATATCTACCAGTTCATTATCCTCTTCACCTTCCAATATATCATAGATGAATTTTTCAAGATCAGGAGAAGTGCCACTTAAAATAAGAACTTTACCAGACCCACTGACAGCATCTACAACATCCAATTCGAGATCGTTCATCAAGAATGTAACATCAAGCTTTCTGTTTACATTTGGATGAACACCAGACTTCACAAGAACTTCAATGAACATATTCTCTCTAGAAGGAACATCTTCAATATCATAGTCCTCACAAAAGTTTCTAATTGCTTCATAAGAATGTTGGCTTACTGGAAGAGAGTATAAAGTTACTAAACCACTCATATAAATTCCTTTAGTTTTGTTATCATCTATTTATTAGGTAATAGTAGGTCTATGATAGGGTTAAGTGATCCTACCATAAGGGAACTCCACCGCTAATAGTCTTTTCTTCAGCTTCCTTCTTTATCTTTTAACAAGATATTATAGATAATAAGGTACTTTTGATTGAATTTTAATATAATTTATATACTTTTAATTAAAAGTTAGTAAATTATATATCAAATATACTTAAAAATCTCTTTATTATCAACGAGTTAGCTTACTGTCTTAACGTTTCAGTAGAGATAGTTACAATAACTGTTTAATAGAGTTCACTTATCATCGCAGTTTTATGAAGACATATTACTCAGTCAAGCCTTCAAGGAAAACTCACCAAAAACCCCCTATCGGTCGCACTCCTGCGTTATACTGAACCGAATTTTTTAATATCACTTAAGCCGATGTTTAGGTCAATAGATTGTTATCTGTCTATTAACACACCCCTATCATAGTGATGAACTCTATTAATTTACTGCTTACATATACTTTCTTGATGTTCTGCGGTATACAAGCGCAATCAACTAACGTGCATCGGACGTATTACAATAAATTTTTAGAGTAAGCTAACCAATAAGCATCAGTTAAGTCACTCCTACCTTTAGATTTTGGTATATCTACCAAAATCTCTTTAATATGATCAGGCAAGGCATCAAAAAGTTCATTTTTCTTTGCTTTTCCTGACCCGGTTGCGATTTTCTTCAATGAGGTAGGTGCTACTATCTCTATATCAGAAAACCCGTTTTTTACCAAATTTTCTATAATAATGAACTGTAATCCACCTAAATCTCTAGTAGCATTACTGTTTGACAGTCCAAAACCTAAACCCTCAATTACAATAGAAGAGACATCGAATCTTTTACATAGTTCAATTATATCTTCAGAAATAATTACAGCCCTTTTGACCTTTTCAAGAACAGATCCATCACTTTTAGCTGTAGAGATAGTACCGTAGAACACGGTATCTTTATTTTGATCTAAAATCCATATACCAGTTTTTGTGAATGACTGGTCAATCCCTATAATGTTTGACATAAAAAAATCCCCTCGTACTATTTAGAGGGGATTTAAGGTCACTCTATGAGAGAGAAGCCATTTCTTTTTGTAATTGTGATAGTTTCATCAACCATCGTTTGAAATTCTTCCCTATGAGAAATCATCAAGAGAGTATCTATGTTATTTTGGACGAACTTAAACATCTTGGTACGTCCATTATGGTCAAGTGCGCTATCCCACAATTCGTCTACCATGAGAAGATTGGTATTACTACCTAGCATACTCATTAGGTCTCTGAAGGCCATAGACACGCTCACATTAAGCCTTAGTCTTTCTCCCTGTGACATGTTGTAATAACTTACCTTCTTTTGCATATACTCAATGTCAGATGAAAGGTCTGAATTGATTTCCACAACATGTGGCAACTCCAAGAAGTCAATATACTCATTGATTTTTTTGTTAAGGAAAGGAATATACTGATCAACGATGTTTTTTCTTATAAAAGACTTTGAGTCTGTAAGAAGCTTAATCAAGTATTTGATATGAGTAACTTTCTTCTCAACATCTTTTAGTTTTGACTCTTCAGTTTCTTTGTCCATGAATTGAGTGAGAACTTCTTTCAGTTCCTCTGAAAAAGGGTTAATAGAGTTTGTTAACTCTAATATTCTCTCTTTAACAGAATCTATATCTTTTTCAATTCTGTTAATATCATGAATAGTCTCGATATTGTGTTCTTTTAGAAGGCTCAATGATTCCTGTACCTTACTCTCGTCAGGAGCAATAAAATTATCATTAATTTTATTAGTCTGGTCTTCAATTTCTTTGATACTTTCTTTAACAAGAGAAAGTTTCTCTTCAAGCGACTTCACATCATTCTTAAGTTTATCTCTGTCTAATGTTTTTAACTGGTCCTCATATGGATTCTTTTCTTCTTGAGTTCTTTTAATTTCTTTATTCATGTTATCTATGTTAGAAACAATATCATCAATATTCATTTCAAGAATATCTTTGTGTTCGTTTATGATTTCTGTTTCTGCAACAGTCAAATCATCCAACTTACTATCTAGTTTGTTCAGTTCTGCTTGAATGTCTTTTACTTTTTTCTGTGCTTCATCAACATCTTTTTTAGCATTATCAATAAGATTTTCATTGATATGGTTCGAACCACATACATAGCACTTACCACTTCTTAATGACTTTAACTTGTCTTCAGCAGAAGCTAAGTCATTTTCAGCAATCTCATATTGCTTTGAAGTGTCATTAATAATATCCTGAAATTTTTTAATAGTAGAAATAATCTCTACGTGTGATTCGATAATATCAACATAACTTTCGAGTTGCTCTTCAGATGGCAATTCTGCCAACTTTTCTTCAAACATTTTAATTTTATTTTTTCTATTGATTTCAAAAACAGACGAGAGTTCTTCCACGCTCTTGATACTAGCAATCTTATCGTTAAGATGTTCTATATCTTTTTCAAGGCGTTGCGCTTCATTGTTTTTATCCGAAAGAGCCTGTTCACATACTTTTAGTGTATTCTCATAATCATCGATATATTTGTTTATATCTTCTAGATATTTTAATGCTGTATTACATTTTTCAATATCAATAGTTGAATACTCTTCCAGCCTCTTATTGAACTTTTCAAGATTCTCTTTCCTTTCTTTTTCAAAGTTTTCTTGTTTTTCTGTCAAGCGATCAATGTTGATATTCACTTTGTCGTTATGCATATCAACATATTCGATTTCTTTTTGAATCATACGAGCATCAACCTCTAACTCATTTCTCATGAGTTTTAAAGTTTCTGCTCTATTCACAAGAACGTTAAGGTTGAGCATCTTTTCAATCATGGACCTCTGGTCTGCACCAGACATGCTCATAAAACTTTCCTTATGTGGGCTAAGGAAATATACCATCATGAAGATATCGTAATCTATATTAAGAGTATTTGTTATAAGTTCATCAGTGTTCTTCATCGCATCCAATGTATATGATTCATCTCCCTTGTAGAACTCAAGAATGTTTGGCTTCCTGCCGCGAACAATTCTATAGTTCTCTCCTCTATACTCAAGAGATAGTTCTACAACAAGACCTTTGTCATTGGTGATGTTGATATATTCATCTGCTTTAAGCTTATCAATACCTTTTCCAAACAGACAAAAAATTATGGCGTTGAAGAGGGTGCTCTTACCTGCACCATTGCGGCTTTCTCCTTGTTCTCCAACATCTTCATTGTTTCCTAAGATCAGGCAAGATGTATTTCTTTCCAATTGGAAAGAAGATACCTTGTTACCAAAAGACATGAAGTTTTTGATTTTGATTTCTTTAAACTTTAGCATTCTCTGTTCCTTTTTTGATAGATTCGTTATAAAGTTCTGCTAATAGGGTATTATCAACACCTGATACTGTTGCAGCTTCTTTTATGTATTCTATCACTAACTGGTCAATGTTTTCTACTTCTTTGACTTCAATATCTGATTCTAAAAGACTTTTTGCTTTGTTTCCTTTGTATTTGATTTTAATTTCCTCAAAACCAAATTCTTCAAGTACTTCTCGATATTCATTGATAAGTGTTTCATCTTCTAAATCATCAGGGAATTCTAATCGAATCGTTGTGTTCTTTGGATCAATATCTTTTAGTTCTTCTAACTTATCATATGGAATTGAAATTACTTTAACAGCATCATAGTTGATGAATTCTGTTTTACCAGTATCACTGTCGAAGATATAAACACCATGGTCTTCATTAGCATCACTCATTGTGATGGGATATGGTGTTCCTAAATACATAACATTATCTTTCTCTTGTGGAGAATGGTAGTGTCCTGTATAAACCTTTTTATACCCTTTCAATTCCTTATGGTAGAATCCATGTTCCATTACGTAATGGTCATTAACCATAAAACCATTGAGTTCTAAATGGGAGAATAAGTATTTGTATTTCTTTGAATAATTAACAACTTCATCCCACATCTTTTCATCAACAATCCAAGGAGCAATTAGAATCTTGTCTTCAAGAACAACCAAGTCTCTAACAACAGTCACGTATGATTCGATTGCAGCAATAGAAGATACATCTAATCTGGAAAGATAGAATAGATCGTGATTACCAGCAAGCACGTATGTTTCTTTTTCTCCATATGTATCTCTTAAAATCTTTGCACCTTCTATTCCATAATTCAAAGTAGATACATTAATCTTATTTCTACTATCAAAGTAGTCTCCAAACTGGACAAAAGTATCTAGTTTGTATTTTTCTTTAAGAGTACATGCCCATTTCAAAAAGTCTATAACTCTTTGATTGTGTTTTTCACTATCTTGTTTAGCTCCAAAATGTAAATCACCGCATAAAAGATATTTCATTCTATCACCATTTGATTAGTTCGTTAGGTTCATTTATCTGATCTTCTGAAAGATCGTCCTCGATGATATCATCTTCAAATTCCAATGCTTCTTTTGCTGCTTCTTCGGCTTCTTGGTCCTTTACCATTTCGGTGTAACCATAATCCGCGTCTAATCCACTCTGTAGTTTGAGTTTGTTGAAGATATTTTTCTCATTATACTCGTTTTTGAGGAATTGGATCAAGCTATTTCTAATACAAGTGGTGAAGAATGCAAATGGATTGTTGTGATATTTGTAATCATATTCCAGATTCTCGTTTTCCCAGTCAATCATTGGTCCATTCTCTTCTTCAAAATCTTCAATTAAAACTTGAAAGTTTTCATAATGTTTTGATATTTCATCATAAGAGAATTTAATAGTATCACCAGAAAACTTATAAGAATACCATGATCCTGCAACCTGATTACCATTTTCATCTAGTGGAGCGTCTATTTTTTTAACTAAAGAATTCTTAATAAGGATTCCTAACTTTCGATATGGTTTGAATTTTGGAAAAGCGTTACAACAGGCTAAGATACCAACAGAGATCAGGTCATCTCTGATGTGTGCGTACCTGACGAATAACGGATGATTGCAATATTTTTGGGCTAACATTCCAAACATGTCACCAAGGGTATTTGACATTTGGTCTTTTTGTAAACATTTGATCGTTTCATCAAAAAACTCTCTAGGTTCAATGTAATTTTTCTTCTGATCTTTCATAGTAATCTCCATTAATAACGTTGTTTTAATATTAGACTGAGAATGAGAAATAAGTTCATAATGAGAATTATTATCATCTATTAAATATAATAGAGGTACTTAAGATTGTACCTTCATATTGGAGAAAACATGGCAAAGTCTAAAATGAAGTTTGACTTAAAAAACGAATCCAACGAAAACATCAGACAGCTTGGCAATAAAAAGAGATTTCATCCACAAGATCTTGTAACTCTACCAAAACTAACAAAACCTCAAAAACAGTTCCTCAAAGACTTCTATTCTCAAACACCATTGATTCTTCAAAACGGTTGTGCTGGAACTGGTAAGACATACATTTCAATGTATGCTGCTCTCTCCGAATTATTCCAAGATTCTTCTGTTTATCAAAAACTTATCATTATTAGGTCTGCTGTAGAAACTAGAAAGGTCGGTTTCTTACCCGGTCCACAAAAACTAGATTCTAAAGTTCTTACTCCTAATGGTTGGACTACTATGGGAGAACTGAAAAAAGGTGACTATGTTATAGCAGCAGATGGTACACCTACGGAAATCGAAAATGTATATGATTTTGATGAACATGATGTTTATGAGGTAGAAACTACTACTGGTAAAAAGACTTATTGTACATTGTCCCATCTATGGGAAACACAAAACTATAATGAATATAAACATAACAAAGAAGGATCTGTTAAAACACTAGAAGAAATAAAAAATAGCTTATACTATAAAAACAATAAGATTAATCATTATCTTCCAAGGTTACAACCAGTACAATTTAAACATGAAGAAAAAAAGTTACATCCATATGTATTAGGATGTCTTTTAGGTGATGGTTCATTAGGTAGTAGTATAATTTTATCGAATGTTGATCATGAGATTCCAGAAAGAATAAATGAACTGTTAAAACCAATTAACGCAGGTATTATAGGTTATGATGGAAAGATAAATTATAGAATAGGTGCTATTGATGGACGACCAAACAAACCGCAAGGTCAAAATAAAAAAGGTAGGTACACAAATCCAGTAAAGATTATTCTTGACGAACTTGGTTTGATGAATAAAAAGTTCAATAACAAATTTATACCTGAATCATATATTTATAATGCTTCTATTGATGATAGAATGGATCTATTACGAGGACTTCTTGATACTGATGGATCTGTTCATAGAGGGAATGCCGAATTTTTCACATCCAACCCTAATCTTGTTAATGACGTAACTGAACTTGTAAGGAGTTTAGGAGGATCATGTCATGTCAATTCAAGAATGAGAAACGAAGAAAGAACCTTGAATGGAAATCGTATTAAAAGCACATGTGAGAATTACACATGTATGATTAAATTACCAGAAGAAGTTGGTATTCCTTTTTATCTTTCAAGAAAAGTAAAACAATATCAAATATCAGGAAAAGATGGAAGAAAGAGAAAAGTAACATCTGATCGAATAAAGAATATCGAGTACCATTCAACTGAACCTGTAAGGTGTATCAAAATTAAACACCCTAGACATTTGTATGTAACAGATGATTTTCTATTAACTCATAACACTTTGGATGAAAAATCACTTCCTTATGAACAACCTTACATATCACTTTCTAAAGATATGATTAAGCTTAATGATCCATATACCCATTTGAAGAGTCTTGGTTATGTGGAATTCATGCTCTCTTCACATTTAAGAGGTCTAACATTTGATAATGCAATCATCTTAGTAGATGAATGTCAGAACTTTGATTCAAAAGAACTTTTAACCGTCTTGACTCGTGTAGGACTAAATAGTAAAATAGTATTTTGTGGAGATTCTAAACAGGATGATTTGTTTAGAGAAAGAATAGGGTCAGGGTTTGCTTATTTAAACAAACTTATTCAAAAGATGGACCCTTCATATACTTCTATAATAACTTATAATACACAAGACATTGTAAGAAGTGGGCTTGTGAAAGAAGTGCTACTGGCAGATGATAAAATATATAATGAAACTTAAAAACATCATAGAAGATTTATTTGAAGAGAAACAAGCTGGTACTTATATTGGGATGCATCTTTCCAAATCATCTAATGATGATTTATCTCAATATTTAAAGGAAAAGAAGATACCTAATCCTGTACCTTCAGATAAACTTCATGCAACGGTTCTTTATAGCAGGAAACCATGCCCAACCATTATACCGAAAGGTATGATGAAGTTGGGTGTTTATGCTACTCCAACAAATATGGATATTTGGGAAACTAAAGATGATAAAAAAGCATTAGTTCTTGAATTAAATTCTCCTGAACTTATTAGAAGGCATAAGTATTTCATCAAAGAACATGGTGGCACACACGACTATGATGAATATAAACCACATATTACTTTATCTTATGATGTTGAAGATTTTGATATAAGTAATATTGATATGTATAATAAGAAAATTATATTCAATGAAGAATATCTGGAATACCTTGACGAAGAATGGACTAAAAAATGAAATTAAAACAAATACTTACAGAAAGTTTTTCAGATCTAAAGTCAAAAATAGACTCTCTTATTGGTCCAGCAGAATTAAATGAAGAATATAATATCATCAACACCTTCAATGACACTGTTTTAGGTGAAAGATATATTGCGTCTGTAGGTAAACAACCTGTAAGTGTTGCTCAAATCCTAGAATGGATGATTAAGAACAAACAGGTATCTGTAGAGAGAAGAGATACATCTTTTTGGTTTGGTGTTCTTAGACAACCAAACGGCTTGTATATGTTCTATGCACACCTTATGGATGAAATTGTTAAAGCAGTTGAACGTTTAGAAGCAAAATCATCTACTGCTGAAGAAAGAATAGTATTCAGAACTCCTAATATACTTCTTGTTGAATTACTTAATTATGGTGCGAGTCGTAAATGGTGTAATAAGACAAGATGGTGTACATTCACAAATCGTAAAGACTTCGAGAACTATAGATTGAATGATGGATCACAATTTGTGATTTTTCTTGATACTGGGTTCTCAACGGAAATGTTCTCTATCCATAGGAAAGAAGATACAGGACATTATGTTATTACTTCGCAGGATAATCAGGTGCGAGGAGTCGGTCAGATTCCACAAGATTTCGCTGATGTTATTGCTGATGTTGATGAAGGTGATGTTCGCCGTTTAATTATGGTTCTTCGCGGTGAAGGAGAACGACTTCTTGCTTCTATCATAGAAGATGCAATGGAAATGTCGATGTATTGACATTCTAATTTTTATGTGTTATTCTTCCATTATAAGGAGAATAGCATATGTATATCCCACCAATATTTTATATTAAGTATTTATTTTTCATGAGTTTAGCTTATTCCTTTTATGGAATAGGCTTAGCTTTATATTACATTCTTGATAAGTTAGAATTTAAACTATTTGACAAGATAGTCGAATTTCTTTATCGTATCTATAGTGAATGTATGGTACTTTCATTGAAGTTTAATGACAAAGTAGGTGGTGATCTATGGGAAACACCTGATGGAGAATATAAATGAAAATTGTATTTCTTAATGGACCTAAAGGTTCTGGTAAAGATGAAACAGTAAAGTTGCTAGAAATCGCCACTAAAGACGATTTAATTACAAAAAACATCGTGCATTTAAAGTTCGCGCAACCTTTATTCAACACATTACGTGAAATGTTCTGTCTTGATCCTAATGAATGGGATCATATGTATAATAATCATAAAGAAGAACAAACGGATGTTCTTTATGGAATGTCACCAAGAGAGGCTATGATTTGGCTTTCTGAAAAAGTAATTAAACCTAATTTTGGTAAAAATTACTTTGGTAATGTAGCTGTAAACAAAATCAATTCTTTCCCGTACCCCCAAGAAAAGGTATTTATTTTTAGTGACTCTGGATTCTTTGAAGAGGCTAAAACTATCACAGATGCGTTTACGCCTGAAATATGTTACTATGTAAAACTTATGCGGCATGGTAAAACTTTTGATGGTGATTCACGATCATACTGGAATCCAAAAGATGCTAACATTCCAAATCACAATTGTTTTATTCTTGAGAACAATGGAAGTAAAAATGATTTGATGGTGAACGCATCTAATATTATTAATAACATAACAGGAGAAATGAATGTCTAAGTTTGCAACCCTACGCAAGTCAATGGAAAAAAAGAATATTCCAGTTACATTATCTAAAATACCGGAGTGGATTAGCAGTGGGAACCTCGCACTTAATTATATCGTATCTGGTGATCTTCGCTATTGTGTTCCTGTTCGTAGGTCTATGTTTGTATCAGGCCCTCAAGGTTCTGGCAAGTCTTTCCTTCTTGGGAATATGGTGAAATCTGCACAAGACGCAGGATATCATTGTATCTATATAGACACAGAAAATAGTATTGATGATCAGTTTTTAACACGTATTGGTGTTAATCTATCTGAAGAGTGGTTCACACCACTCAGAATTTCTACGATTGAAGAGGCGGCAAAAATTTATGCTGATATCTTTAAGACGTTTGATAATGAAGATAAAATTGGTATTTTCTGTGATTCTCTTTCAATGCTTGAACTTGAATCTGAAATGAATAAGTTTGAAGAAGGTGTTCTTGCTAATGATCAAGGTCTTCTTCAGAAAAAAATGAAGCAACTAGTTAAGAATGTTAATGCAAAGATTGGTAATAAGATGATGTTTGCTGTTTGGACAACTCATGTATATGAGGGACAAGAACAATATGGTGATAAGTATCGTGTTAGCGGTGGAACATCGATTCAGTTCATTCCTTCTATTGGTATTATGCTTACTAAGAGTAAATTGAAGGAAAACGGTAAAATGTCTGGTATTACTGTTAATCTCACTACCTATAAAACTCGTTACCAACAGTTAGGTATGCAAACTTCGTTTGATCTTCCATTTGCTACTGGTATGGACCCATATGACGGTGCATTACCATTCCTTGCACAAGAAGGAGTTCTTGAACAGAATGGTGCTTGGTATAGTTACACTAATACAGATGGAGAACTTATTAAGTTCCAGAAGAATTCTTTTGAAGAACATATTGGATTTGCTATGGAAGCTTATGCAAAACTCCGTGATGGTGTAGAAATTATTGAACAGCCTGATGATTATAAAGACGAAGAGGGTAATGAATAAACAATACTGTATTGAATGTGGTAATGAAATTAGGCCCGCCTATATGGGGGCCTATTATCAGTGTTGTGATTCTTTAGGTTACTGGTCTAAGGAAAGACCATTACCAAAAGATTCTTGGAGGAAAGTGCCTGTTTATAAAGGATATTATTGCTACTTTGGTCCTAAATGGCCGGTAGGAAAACAACCCACTTTTCCTACCGATGCCTGATATCATAGTGTTTATCAAAAACTTCTTGTGATAAACCAATATCAATTATCATAAGTTTTCCTCTGAAAACACCCCAGTTAGCAACTCTCCAGAAATCTGCTGGAGGTAAACCATAATTCACTATCAATTCCCAAAGACTTGAAATTTTTTCCTGTATTTCAGGATCTTCTATTCTATCTTCCCATTGTTGAAACATAACAATATCAGATAAGGTATGAATATCAACACCAAATTCTCTAATAAAATCAGAAGGTTTTGCTTTTTGTGCTTTCTCTACGTGAATCCAAGTTGGTTGTGGATTCTGTTCATCATAATCAATCATTGGAATTATTAGATTCAATGATCTAGCGTAATAATCTTCCATCATTTGAGATTCAAATTCATTTTGAGCTAAACCTTTACGATTCTTTGCGATCTTAAGAATGGTTGGTCTTCCTTGATATGGTATTTCAAATGCGATCCTAGAAGACCCTGCACCAATACGTGCTGCACGTTCTTTAGCATATTCAACCCGCTTTCTAAATGAAATACGTTCATTGTAAATATCCTTATCCCAATCTTCTGGTAGGGGTGTTTCGAAAAGTATTTCTTGCATTTTCATTATAATTAACCTATAATATCCTATATTTATCAAAGGAAACTGATATGGATCTTGATTCTATTACTAAATCATACGATAAGTTCTTAATAGACTATGAATCTGAGTTTGAACATGCTCTAGAGTCTATTATCTTAGAAAACATTACATTGGCAGACGCTTTAAAGAACCAACTTCAGTTACAAATGAAATGGGAAATTCTCTCAAAGAGAATTGATGCTATTTTTCATGAATGTGAAAACATTGTAGAGACTTCTTATTCATCTGCCATTTCATCTGAACTTAGAGATAGCTATAAGTCAACAACGATTACAGAAGCAAAAGAGTTTGCTAAAAGTAATGCGGACTATCTTAAAGCTAAAAAAGCATTCCTTAAGATACGTCACACTAAAGAAGAAGTGAAGGGTATCCTAGAGACAGTCAACAGTCGCAAGTATATCTTGAATAACTTAACTAACTCTATTGTAGCAGGTGCTGAGAGTACACTATTATGAAAACTAATGATAAAGAATATTCAGTTACACGTATCGAACTTGAGAATATCAAGATCCGTCTTATCAATACTATTGAAGATGGTGATCCATTTTTCGTTGAGATTGTTAATGAAAAGTCTGATGATGAACTCAATAAGATGTTGAATAAGACATTATATGAAATTGAGATTTTACGTTCTTTAAATAAAGACACAAAACAACTTCTTGAAAATGTTAAAATTATTGAAGCTGTACTTTCACTAAGAGATTTCAACAAGAATAGACTCAATGTTTCTGATGAAGTTGATGAAGCAAGAAATATTAGAACACGCAGATCATATACATTGGGTTGAAAAATGGTTAAAATTGAAATCATAGATCAGGTTAATTGTCATATCAGTGGATTACCTAATCCACTGTATCTTAAGCTTAAGAAGTTCTTATCATACCCAGTTCCGGGGGCTTTTCAGACAGTTGCCTATCAATTGAAATATTGGGATGGTAGGGAACCATTGATTGAAGATGGTTTTACGTTTAATTACCTATTAGATGATATAGGAGAATTTTTAGAAAATCATGGATATAATTTTGAAGATATTGACTATATCGATAATCGGAGTTGTGATATACCTTTTGATGAAATATGTCCTATTACTGATACATTCCTTATTCAAGAAACAGGTAAAAAACTAAGAGACCTTCAAGTAGATCTTATTAACTCTGCTATTATAGAAAGAAAAGGTATCTTTGATGCTGCCACTAATGCTGGTAAGAGTTTGGTGGTTCTAGGTATTTGTAAGGTTTTTGACCCTTATATTAAGACAGTTACTATCGTTCCTACATCATATCTTGCAAATCAGTTAGAGAAAGACTTCAAAGGATCTTCTTTATCTTTTTGTAAACTTGATAGTAGTGTTAAGATAAAGAATCGTGAAAAGGCAATAAAAAATCATCAACACATCATCATTACATCTAAGTTGTTTTTGAACTGTGTTGAATACTTCAAAGATTCTGAATATGCGATTTTATATGATGAAGTTCACAAACTTGGTGATGTGATGTTTGATAAACTTCGTTTTGATATGAACCATTGTCCAGTTAGATTTGGACTTACTGGTACAGTACCAAAAGATAAACTTAAAAGGATGAAAACTTTTTCTGTAATTGGGGCAGGACCATTAAAGAAGGTTAGTGTTAATGAACTTATCAAAAAAGGATATGCATCAAAATTTGAAGTTAAATTATATGCTACAGAACATCCATCCTTCTATAAAGAGTTTCATGGTACTGATGAATTTGGTAGATTTAAGGATGATCTTGTTTGGGATATTGAAGATGGATACTTGAATAGTAACAAAGATAGATTGAATGTTGTTTTTGATTTCATTAAGTCATTACCACCAAAGAATACATTGATACTTTCTAGACCTGATGTTGCTAAATTTATTGCTAAGGGTCTTGGCGTGGAATATATTACACAAGACACGTCAGAAGAAAAGAGAAGAGAACTTTTCTCTAAGTTTCCAGTGAATGATGATTTTGTTCTACCTGCTAGTTTTGAAACTGCAAGTACAGGTATTTCTGTCAATGAGATTTATAGATTGATTCTTATTGATGTTGGTAAGAATGAAACATATTTCATGCAGGGCATTGGAAGAGCCTTACGTTTGGATGGTGTTATCAATGAGGCTGAAGTTATTGATATTTACAGTAATACCAAATACTCTATCAGGCATAAGAACGATAGAGTAAAGGCATACAGACGGGAAAAGTTCGAGTTTGAAGAGATTAAAGAGTTCTTGTTTGTGGCGTAAAATTAGTCATATGAAATCGATGGATCATTTATCCCACAAGCATCAAAGAAAACTTCTCTGTTAAAAGAACTATTCTTTTTCTCTAATTCTTCTGCAAAAGAACTTGCAACACTAATTTTTGTTCTTACAAGTGATGATGAAAAATCGGGCATTTTGTTGATAACATAAGCTATGAATCTTTCATCTTGAAGTAAACTTAAACTTTCTGTTAAAACCTTACTTTCAAATTTGGTGTTAAAACCTTCTTTTACTGCTGTGTTGACAATATTTTTGATGTGATCTTTAAAATCTGACATTGAAAAATTCCTCTTTACAAAATATATAATTTGTTGTATATTATGTATTTATAGATAAGGAGAAATATCATATGTACTTTGTAAGAGAAATAAACAAGCCAGTTAATGCCCAGTTATCTACCGCTCTAGATTACAGAATATTTGAGTTTTGTAAGAAACGAGAAGACTACTTCTTAACAACATTCGTTAATTGGGAGAAACGTGATGTTGATATGTATCGCTTTAAATTAGGATCTTCTTTTATTGATCTTCCTAGTGATTTTTATGTTTATATTGGTTCCGCTGAAGGTGTGTTTGATTGGGTTCTTGTAGATTCGTTGGTTGAACATCAGGCAGATGTTGTTGTTATGCCATTTGAAATGAACTCATGGTCTTTAGAGACTGCGGAACTTACTGGAACTTATACGTCTAATGTCTATTACCCCGTAACCAATAATATCATACCTATTACAAATCTTGACGGGACTAAACACCTTCTACTTTCCAGTGTTGACCCTTATCATAAGTTTAAAAATAAACCATTTGATCTGTTCTTTTCTTGATATGTTATACGAAGACATACCTAACAAACGAATCCTTCTTGCAGATGGAACTGTTGTTGTTTCTCCTGAAGAGTTTGCTAAGAAGATTATAAAGAAAGAATCTGTAGATGGGTTAAAAGTAATATCTTGTGAAGATGTTCAGAAATACCATCAGATGTTTTTAGAAGATGTTATGATTGACGAATACTATGATGTTTGTATTGACCCACCAGACCACGAACACACTGAAAATGAATTAACAAGGCTGATAGACGTACTTAACATGTCAGAGAGATATCAGTACACTGACGTGGAACATTCTAGAATTAATACTGAACTTGAATTCTTTATTAGATCTAAAAATATTAAATTTTTACTGTCTTTACATAAACTTATTCAAAAGTTTAAAGAAGACAATGTTGTTTGGGGTGTGGGTAGGGGATCTAGTTGTGCAAGTTATATCCTTTACCTACTTGAAATTCACGATGTAAATCCGTTAGAATATGGAATACCATTCAGTGAAATGAGTAAAGAGTTTTAATCTAAAAAGGAGAAATTTATGAAGCTTAAGCCATTGCGTGATGACATTCTGGTTTATTCCAGACCAGAGAGGGATGTAGAGAAGAGTGTGATTTATTACAAAGATGATACCAGTAACAAAAAGACTCAGTTCTTTATTATTCATGCTGTGGGTCCAGACGTTGTTGATGTTCGCGTCGGTGATACTGTTGTTATCCCTTGGAGTAGAATCACACCCCCTCAGAATATGACATTAGAAGATGGTATCGAACGCCAATACGGGGTTACGTCTGAAAAAGAAGTTCTTGCCATTATTGATTGATTATTATGATGATTTCTTATGTTATAGAGGTTAAGAAATATAAAAG